TAAGAAGTTCCTTGCGGTAACGCTTAATGACGCTGATATAGAAATCTACCATAGTCTTGTTTCTAAGACTCAGTTCTTTATTATTTAGCGACTGGTGGGCTCTTAACATCATGCAGTCTTTGGCATCAATATCAATGAGGCCAATACCCATGATTTCGAGACCATGTTTAACAGACTGAGCACATCCTGACCAAAAACGACCGATATGTGGTGTTTTCTTGCCAGCTTTACTGATGTAGCTGGGATCAATGGCAATAGCCCATCTTCCCTGTTTACCCAAGAAGCGCTTGGCAAGTGAGACATTAAGTTTGAGCCAATCAATGCACTTCGACTTTTTCAAGCCGAATGCGTTGCGATAGGTTTGCTCAACATGCAAGCCATACCTCCCCATTTGGGTGAAATTTATCTTTCTTGGTATTACCATGAACAAAATTATCACCTCGATGAGTATTTTCTCGAAACTTTTTGTTATCTTTGCAGCTGAATCTTCAACTGCATCTTTAAAGATATCCATATATTGGTCAAGTCCTGTATTCATGTAATATTGTATTTGTCGTGATCTACAAAGTTACTGAAAATCAGCGACTTGACCAACTTTTTACAGTTAAGTTTTCATAAGCACTTCTTAATATAAGTTATTGATTTACAGACGATTAAATATTAATTTAACGCAGTATTGATAACTTAAATCCTTTCTTTTAATTGTTTATACTAGTGCGGTCTCACGGCTTGAACGTGATGTGCTCCTCTATTCGCTGACCGCTACCAATTTTACTTCTTGCCAAAGTTGAAGATTCTGACGAACTTGTAGAACGTCTTGAGGTCGCAAAGGTAGAAGAGGTCTTGCAAGATATATTCCTTGCACTCTCTGTTGCACTCTCTGTAGGTCTCCTGCATGGATGCTGCGGACTCGTTGCCACATTCAAGCCAATACATAAAGATGGCTCCTAAACTCTCATAGTCGTTACTACCATCATAATACTTCTTCTGCTGCTCGTAAGTCTTGTTTCTTCTCATAATCGTATCTTTTAATCGTTCAACCATCTAGTATTTGTGATTCTCGTCTGTGCGCCTGCAACTCTGTATTCAGCCGCATCTTTCTTCACTTGGGAGTATGATGTTGCCTTTTTGTCGTAAACACTTTCCTGCTCCCATCCATAGCCGTAGTTAGTCCAGATTGCCCAACCATAGCAGTATTTATTCTTCTTTGCCATAATCTCTTAATCATTAATCTTGTTAACTAATTCTTGCATGCTAGCAAGTTTGTTTAATGTCTGCGAAGATAGGGTAATACCACATATCTTCGCTGAGTTTTTGATATTCATCGCCTTGTCTAGTAAAGCGAGAGTGATGATGCAAATATCATCGCTCGTTAGTGTTATTGTCTTGTCCATAAGCCTTATTTTAATTTTGTTATTGTTACGAAGTAGATAACTTCACGTTCCGAGTTAGAATACTCATTAGACACATGCGCATACTTGGTGTAATAGCGTCCTTGTGTATCTTTGAAACGTCCTACGTACTTGTAGCCAACTTCCTTGTTAGCTTGTTTCGCGATTTTTACTACATTCTCGCTAAGCACTTTTGAGAAACCTTCATGCCGAATTGTATCTCCGTTTGTTTTTCTGATAGTGCTGTACGTGTTTACCAAATATTTTCCCATAATCTTTTGTCTGTTTGGCATGGGGAGGGGCGCTAGCCCCTTATCTCCCCACATTGTTACATACTCATTTCATACACCCAGCATTTGCCTTCATGTCCCAAAGCAAAGGCTTCTGCCTTATCTCTAGTCTCGAACTGCCCCATGATACGTGGTATCTTGTTTGGCTGAATGAACTCTCTAACTACGATATACTTCTTCATACCTTTACAATTTACTTCTTATCTGTCCGAGTGATACTCTTTCCTTTGGAGTGAGGTAGATGCCGAAAGCACCATCCTCGCAACTTTCAACCTCATGCAGGATGTACTTAAGCACCCACAACTGATTAGCCGTTAACTCTATCTTCTTGTTTGTTGCCATTGTTGTTGCTATTAAATTGTTATACATCTAGTTAAAGTGCAGGTGTACGTTTGCTCCCAACGTTCACAAGCTATATGTGACCTAGCTCCCTCACTTAACGTTCGTGGGTCAACGTGTTTCGATATTTCTCTAGTCTAACACGACTAGTGTTTTTCCATCTTGCGTGATGAGTGTTTGAGGCTTCTTTGCCTTTGTGCTTTGAGAGTGTCACTAACTCGGTGTACGTTGTCCTCGGTGTGTTACAGAGTTCTACCTCTCCGTATTGCTGACTAACACTATTTATATAGCGGTTGTTTCTCATCAATTCACTAATGTGCCATCGCTCCGCTTTGGAAACCAAACTAACTTGATTTCGAGTGCAAAAGTAGCGCATTTCTGCGAAAGTTCCAAATGTTTTGCGATATTTCTTTCTTATTTTTACGCTATTTAACTAAAAAGTAGCGCATTTCTACGAAAGTCTTAAAGTATTTAATAATTAATAGCGTATTTCTGCGCTTAATAAAAATAAAAAGTTTCTCAAAAATGCGCTAGTTTCGAAATAATTTCGTATCTTTGCGCCATTAAAATAGATAGTTATGATAGAATTACGAATAAAAGAGTGCTGCAAAGAGCACAATATATTAGTTTCAGAGTTAGCCTCACAAATGGGCTACGAACACGTTACAAGTCTAAATCAACTACTTAGACGTAGAAAGATTGGACTAGACAAGCTAGAACAAATGGCAGAAATAATCGGCTGTAAGGTGTCTGAACTCTTCGAGGAGAGTGATAAGGGAGACTTTGCTTCCTTTATACGTTATAATGGCATCCACTATACTGCCGACACGTTGGACGAGTTCTTTAGACAAGTTGAAGAGATAAAAACAATAGCAAGATGAAGAAGATAATTATTTTAGGCATATTGGTAGTAAATGCAATTTGTATCTTTGCGCAAGACAATAACAAGAAGTGGAGACCCGAAATAACCTGCACTGAGGTGTGTGGAGTTAGATTTGGTAGTTCTTATGAAACTGCAAAAGAGATTCTAAAAAGGAAATATGGTGAACCCGATTATTTTGAAACAAACGAAAATACAATTGTTTATCACTACAAGTCGTATGGCGGTATGAATTTCACATTCATATCCTTTGATTTTCAGCGTGATGGTAATTGTAGTTATATGAACCAATGCGTAATGGGATATGATTGTAAAACGGCAGAAGATGCAAAAGGTAAAAGAGATGCTATTTGGGAGAAAGCTAAAAAGAAGTACCCTTTTTGCCATTGGGATATAGACGATAATGGATTCAAATACTATGAGAGTGGTTGCTCTCCTCTAGGCGGATTTGGTAACGGCTTTATTGTTGATGTTGTAAAGTTAGATAAACCATATAATGGCTATCAATATTTCGCACGCATTATGTATGGACCATACAATTACGTCAAGGAAGACTTCTAGGGCGCCAGCCCCACACGGCATGGGGAGGGCGCTTGCGCCCGTGGGGGCGCTGCCCCCTTATCTCCCCCGAGGATTTTACTCCTCCTTCTCCACCTACAGAGAGAGAACACACACAATAGAGAGAAGAACACACCACATAACACATCACGCAACACTCACACAACACGACACAACACCTTTGCCTGCAAACCTTGCAAACCCTAAGACTTGGTACGGAGAAGGTATAGAGAGGGTACGGAGCGGGGCTATATCGCATCCATCGGGCTTCTTACTGGATGAGGTGGTAAATCCTGCACGAAACCCCGAAACTACGAAAAACCCACAAAATCAGCCCGAAAATGCCGCAAAACGGCTCTTATATGGCTCAAAACTCACGAATTTTGGAGAAATCCCGACCATTTGCCCGAAAACCGCAAAAATCAGCGAAAATGGAAGGAGTTCGCTTTTGATTATGCCTGCACAACATTCAAGTGCAGCGTTAAATCTTCTTAAAGCCTTTCTTATGCGCACGTGCGTACCTATTAATGCAAATGGGCTTTTTGTTTGCAAAGTAACTTCATTTGTGAAATAAGAAATAACTTTACTCTAATCTTTTATTCACCCTCTGGAACAACTGAGACTAAAATCCATAATATCAAGCACTTGTAGTTTTATTACAATCGACACTATTGTTTACAAAATGGGTATTTTTGAGGGCGATGAGGGAAAAAGGTTTGGGGTGGATTGCGCCCCGACAAACAGACTAGTGGTTGGAGGGGGTAAATTTTCACGACCGGAAACACGGCAAAACGTATCGCCAAATATTATATATTTGCCCTCGTAAATCAAATAATTGCAATTATGAGTGAAATTTTAGCAAGAATCCCAAAGAATTTGACCTCTTCCCAAGCACTTGGGGAGAAGAAAGAGTGGATATTGGGCGCTGCATCCTTGGCGCTTGGTATTGGTTCGTCTCTGTTCGGTGCTAACAAGGCGAAGAAGGCGGCTAGACGAGCACAAGCCGAGAATCAGTACAGAACCAACGCAGAAAAAGCTTGGTACGACAAGAACTACAACACGGACTACCTCGACACGAAGGCAGGCTCTAACCTTTTGAGAAGGGCGCAGGAAGTGCAGGACGAGTATATCCGCAAGGCTGATGGCGCTGCTGCCGTTGGTGGTGGAACTGCTGCAAGCGTGGCACAAGCGAAGGAGAGTGCTAACAAGGCGATGGGAGACACGATTGCCAATATCGCAGCGCAGGACACTTCACGCAAGCAGCACGTTGAGGATGCTCACCTTGCCAACACTCAGCAGTTGTCTAGGGAACGTCAGCAGATTGAGCAGCAGAAGGCGCAGGCAACGAGCGATGCAGCCCAAAATGCGTCAAATGCCCTCTTCAATTTCGGTGTGAACCAGTTGGGGTCAGAACTCGAAGGAACTAAGTCACAGAATAGCAGTAAGTTAGATGGCTCAGCAAGTGCAAATGATAACAAGAATGTAACACAAACCCCTAAAGTAAACCCAACTGCTATTGCATACGAAGCTCAGTACGGCAAGGGAGCCGCTAAAGACCCTATCCCTGCTGGCTATAATGAGGTGGGGCAGCAGTATGACCCTCTCGACCTAGCCACGGGAGCCAAGAAGAGGTTGAAGGGGTAGCAGCCCAAGGGTGATGGCTGAGTGAGGAGTGAGCGACTGGCGAGGCAAGGGCAGACAAGGCATAAAGGGACACCCCAAGACCCCCACCCCCTTTGACCACCGTTTGTAATTATAGTATATAAATACATAAATAAAAATCCCGCCACCCCCCACCCCCTCATTTTGGATTTCGGTTTTCCGATTTTCCCCACCCCTAAATTTTCGGGAAGTGTTAATGAAGTTAAAACATAAATAACATGAAGATATTAGAAAGAATCAATAATTTATTTCGCAAGGAAGGTGACATAACAGATGGCTACCATACCTTTGATGAGTTGTACGATTATCGTATGCTTTACAATGCTGCCTTTTTCAACTTCCTAGCATCGTTACCGGGCAATCCTTATAACGTTCACATGTCTTTTCGCCACTCTGATGGAAAGTTTTGCTTTGATGGGCACTGGTTTATCGTGATGGCAAATCTTCCTACAGGGCAAGTAAGCAACCATTATAACGTCTCTGATTTGGGATATTTTTACTGTGTACCTTTGCATAAAAAGGCAGATGTGTGGGACGGTCACACTCCTGAGGATGCAAAAGAGCGCATCGCAAAGTACATAAGAACATATCAATTCAGAGATATTGTAGAGAAGTTAAATATTAAAACAAAATAGATATGACATTTGAAGAAGCAAAGAAGATATTAGAGAAGGAGTTTGCAGTGATTAACCTTCACAAGTCAACAGAGCCATTTGAGTTTGACGATAGCAACTGGTTTGGGTATGAGAAGCCTTCTGTGCTTGAAGCTTTCCGTGTTTTATCCAAGGAAGGTTATTATATAACCATTAGCGGACATGATTACGATATGCGTAAGAAACGTTTGGAGAAGGAGTACGAAAAGAACACCAAGGCTCCCGGTTCTGCTGAGAACCTCATCAAGGAAGATTCAGGCGTAAACCCTGCCCTTGCAGAAGCAGCCTCCCAGTTTAACGATACCTTGTTGGATGAGCAGGCAAAGAAGATTGCAGAGCTTACTAAGGAGAATGAGCGCCTGGAGAGAGTCAGCAAGACAACGACAGACGAGTTCAATGAGCTTTACTACAGGATGATTACCAAGAGCGACAAGATTGAGGCTTTAGGCAAGGAGATTGCCCGACTCAACAAGATCATCCACAAGAAGAACCTGAAGATTGAGGAGTTGGGGAAGGAAAGTTCCAGATACCTAGAAGGAAAGATGAATATGTTCGGAGAGAATTTTGGTTTGGAACAGGAGTTAAAGGATAAGGACGCAGTTTTGGCTGACGTTGCAGAGAAGCTTCGCCTTACAAAGATTCGTGAGAAGAATCTGACCGAGGTAAGCCAGAAGTACATTAAGGAGAATGAGAAGTTGAAGAAGGAGATTGCCGACTTAGGCAAGGAGTTGAAGACAAAGAAAGCCTTGGTAGATCATATTAGTAAGATACGTGATAGCGCCAAGATTAATCTTAAACTTCGCATGGATGAATGCGAGAAGTTGAAAGTGGCGTTGGATGAGGCTAAGAAGCAGAATACGGCTGTAATGGTTGATATGACTGCAAAGTGTTTGAGAGCCGCAAGAGAATCCATTAATGATGTCTTTGAGTCTTATGCAGCAAAATATGTGAAAAGTACTCTCGATGATTTGAAAGAGAAAGCTTATGAATCCTTCAACGCAAAGGCGTGTAATCTCGGACTCGTAGGAAGCAAGGACGGAAACGGCATTTTCGACCAGATGGTTGGGGTTGATAATGCAGAGGAAGGCGCAGACCTTTCTGGTGCAATTGTATTGTGCGGCAAGGATTTTATTGATGCAATAAAGAAAATGAAGTAAGATATGCCAGTAAATAATCAGAATCCACAGCAGCAGAAAAGGGTACCTGTCTCCATCAATGGGTACCCTCAGGCTGTACATGATATGATGAGGGCTAAGTACCCAGATTATGATCAGGTGATGGGATTGGGAAACCAGACTATGCAGGGTGGTCCTAGTGGGCAGATTCCAGCGATTGCTCCCCAACCTATGAATATGAATGTGTTTCAGCAGAATGGGGGCGTTAGTGGAAAGCTGGAAGCTCCTGCTGTTCAGACTCAGCAGGCACAGACAGCGGCTTCTTCCGTACAGACTCCCTATCTTGGTGATGCAGCAGAGAAGACTCAGCAGCCTCAGACCAGTTTCGAGGGAATGCAGCAGCCTCCTACAGGATGGAAGGCGGACGGTACACCTAGCTATGATGCGCTTTCTTCCGCTTTAAGTGGCTATCAGACGGCACAGAGCAAGCAGGTTCCAGAGTTCCAGACAGACCCTTCCCAGAGGGATGGCGGCTTCTTCGGGTGGCTGGGCAAGCTGATTCCCAAGAGCCGACCGGGTATGCGTGAGGGCGAGACTCCCGATGAGTATGACCGCCGAATCGCCACCAACAGAGAACGTATTGCGGCATTTGCCGATGCCATACGTCACATGGGCAACATCGTGAATACTTCCAAGGGTGCGCCTTTGCAGGTGTTCAATGACCCAACTACCATGATGGAAGAAGCTTACCAGAAGCGCAAGACAAAGAGAGAGAAGCAGGCTGCAATAGATGCTGATGCGGCTTACAAGCAGGCGAATCTCAGTTTGAAGGAACGAGCAGCAGAAGCACAGAGAGCTTACCAGCAGGCTACGCTCGGCTACAAGCAGGCTGAACTTCAGCAAAAAGCCGACAAGGATAAGACCGATTTAGCTAAATGGAAGGCTAAGTTTGAGTTCGATGCTGCCAAGGATAATCGAGACTTCGAGTACAAGAAGATTCGTGACAAGATAAAGGACGGACAATGGCAGGCTGGATATGGAATCAAGATTGCTAACCTCAACCTATCAAGAGCAAGATTTGCGCATACTGTTGCAAAGGATGCAAGGGGACGTGGTAAAGCCGTCGGCTATGCGACCCCATACGGTAGCCTATACTCCAATAAGGAGTTGACACGAAATCAGGAAAACCAGTTATGGGATTTCATGATCAGGAACAAACAGATTACGCCGGCAAAGCTCAGAGAGTATCAAGCAGCCTTGAATGATGCAGAGACAGAGGTGAACGGAAAAATCATAAAAGGTTCTTCCTCAAAGGCAAGAGGAATCATTCAGAAGGCTATTGCTTACGGATTCATGGATGCGACTCCTAAGGGTGATAGGCTTAGAAAGTTCTGTACTACCCAACTTGGAATGGGTGAAGACAGAGTATATAAAACTCCCCAGAACGCTACGACTTGGGTTAAAGGTAGCGTGAAGCAGGGAAAGACAGGTAATTGGTCAATTTAATACATTATATATATGGCAGACAAAGTAACATCACTTTATAACGCATTAAAGGCGGATGGATTGTTCAAGCAGGCAAGAAGCCTGAATGACTTCAAGGCGAAAATGGCTTACCAGGGCTATCGTTCGCAGATTTACAAACTGGCTAGGGATAAGGGCGCAAATGTCGGCACGTTTTCCCAGTTCACCAATGCGCTTGGTTACAGTAGCGGTAGCCCGAAGCCCAGACAGTCTTATGGTAGCTACCATACTCGGCAGCAGAAGCCAGCAGAGAATAAAGCTATGACTACCGCACAGAGGGCAATGCAGGTGGCGCAGGAATATCAGCAGACTCAGCAGCCTACTGATTACCTTCATAGACCGCAGAACCAGATGGGCAGGGTACGGAGAAATGCGCCGGGCAAGGCTTCTCCTTTCGTTCAGTCTCTCTATGAGATTGACAATGCACAGAAGGGACCTGATTATTCAGTTGACTATACATCACCAAAGGCTACCCAGCAGGTTTACCAGCAAAATCAGCAGGTAAGAAGACAGGCGGCTAAGAGGGCGAGCGACCATATTGCAAATGACGAGTATCGCAGACAGAGCCAGCCGATGATAGACAACGGAACCGTCGGCGTGATGAAGCCTATGGGTGAGATTGAGCAGGAAATGAGCGATGCGGCTGATAGCCTCGTTGCAAGTAGCGGTGACTTCATCAAGAACAGTATCAACAATGAGTATAAGCAGGCAACTCTTAACGCAGAGAATGAGATTCGCAGCAATGATGCTATGGGAAATCCTTTCATGGGGTCTAGTGCAGGTCTTATCAGCACTCAGATTGCTAATAAATATGAGTCTCCAGACAAGATAATGGCAAGCTTGCAGAACAGTATCAAGGAAAATATTGCAAACATTTTGCCTCAGGCAAGAGAACAAGCGATTCGACTTGGTGTTTCAGAGGACTACTACATCAACAATCTGGTTCTTCCGAAGATGGTAGAGAAAGCTGTCGGGGATTTCAGAGATACAGAAGTGGCAAGACGAATGCCTAAGAATGACCTAGACTATTTCATTCAGGAAGCTACCAGCTCAAACTATCTGGCTAAACTCGGAACGATGCTCCTGAAAACAAAGAGCCAGAGACAGTTTGACGAGGAGGCTTTGGCTCGCACCAACGAAGGAATGAATCCAAATTATAAGCCAAGTACGGCGTTGAGAGTTGGAGCAGACGTAGTAGGTATGGCTTCAGATCCTATTTTCGGTGCATCGGCTAAAGCAGGCGGACTTGTTGCTGGCAAGCTGATTGGCAACAGTACCAAGCTGGCAGCGTTGATAGCTAACGGAAACCTTGCACAGAGATTGATGGCAAGGGGAGCACAGGCTGTGACAAGCGGCGGTGTTACCGGTTTTGTATTCGACTCTACAGGCTCTGTGATTCAAAACTATTCTACTGGCGAAGATACTTCTCTGGGAAACACCTTGAAGGTTGCAGCAAAGGGCGGTGCGACTGGTGCGGTGAACTTTGCTACTATGAGTCTGGCAGGCATTCCTCTAAGTGAAGTTGGAAGAAGCGTAGGACTGACAGGTATAAAGGGCGGTTCATTCTGGGGAAATGCAGGAAGAGCTACTGCCAAGGTAGGCTTGGAATCAGGAAAGACCTATATGGAAGCTATGGGTATGTATCTTGGTGGATATGTATCAGGAAAACTTGAAGGAAGAACGGATGCCAACGGAAAACCTATCGAGTTTGATTTGTGGAATGGCACTATGGAGAGTCTTCCTACCGCCATCGGTTTCAGATTGCAGCATGCCGTGGAAGGATTGAGAGGCGGAAGAAAGAACGAGAAGGGTGAAGATATGGGCTGGTTTGGCTCTACCATTGCCAACTTCAAGGATTTCCTCACCTCAGACAAGGCTAAGGAATCAAGATTCCTGATGACGGAGGATGAGAGAAACATGATATTTTCTTCTGGTGCCATGAACGGCTTGATGCCGGACGGCGAGAATATTGTCAGTTACGCAAAGAGAACCAAGAACAAGAAGGTAAGCTATGATGATCCATATCTGGAAACAGATGCTTCCATGATCAAGAATACCTATGACCAAATCATGGCAGATTCTAAAGTTTCTTGGGATGCCAAGGCTAAGTTCTCTGCTACGGTTACAGGAATCATGCCATCGGCTCGCCCGATGATGGACTATATTACATTCTCTAATGAGGACTATGTAAAGGATGGGCTGCTGAGAGGAAAGCGTAAGTATGTAAACGAGTATTCTGCTAACGGTGAGCTGTTATCAAAGATTCCTTATGACAACAAAGAGGATAGGGATAATGTAGTCTATACCCACAATATCAAGAGGGAGAATCTACGCCTGTATAACGCAATGGGCTTGCTTGCTAGACAGGACAGAAACAACTATGAACTACAGAATGACTTCTTTGTGGAAAACATGAAGAAGCCAGGCGCCGATGTCAATACCCTTGTAACAAATATGGGTAATGAAGGTTCTGATGTTTTCAGAGATTTTTCACTCTTTGCCTTGAACTCAGAAAAAGGAACTGTTCTGAAAACCATTGATTCTGTAGCCGTCCGTAACGGAATGAAAAGTGAGGGCCTCATCAAAGCCATGAAAAAGAATCCTATGAAACGAACAGATTTCGAGCAGAATGTATGTGTAGAGCTTCGCCGTGCATTGGAATCAAAAGCTTTTCCTTATGGTAAGGTTCATGTGGAACAGAGCAATCTCAATGGTAAGGATGTTGCCGAGGACAATAACCTTGGAACCGAGCAGCCGAACGGCGATGCAGTAAAGCAGGAACTGAATGGTCTGAGGCAGGCAGAGGAAGAAGTGGAAGTGCTGATGCGTGACAATGATGTATTTAGCCAGAATTTCAAGAAGCTACAGAGCCAAGGCTTAACGAATCCTCAGATTTATGACTGGATGGTCCAGCAGGGCGGCTTGACCGTAGAGCAACTTGAACCATTTGCCCATTATATTAATGCGAACGCTAGAGTGCAGGGTATGCAGGATGCTACCAAGCAGAAGATAGAGGAGACTGTATCAGCCTTTGTTCAGGATTGGAGCTATCACGGAACATTGAACGGTCAGCCAATGAATGGCGAACAGGCTTTGTACGTGCAGGACAGCAACGGAAGAACATTTCTTGTTGGTTCGGGTGATGTTGCCTTCGACCAGACTACAGGTAGAGCCAAGGAAGGCAGCGGCGATATGCTTGTCTGCTTAGATCCTAATACAAAGGAAATGGTTTACGTGAAGGCAGACGAGGTTACTCTGCTCCAAAACCAGCCTATCGAACAGTTTGCTGCAGAATATCGTCAGAGATTGCAGATGAAGAACTCTGAGCCTTACAATCAGGCGGCACAAGAGCAGGCTATGCAGGATGCAGCCAAGCCTCAGCAGGAGCAGGAGGCACCAAAATATAATACCACAAAACCGGAAGATAGTACCACAAATGGGGGTGATTTAACAAAAGATGATACCACTTTAACAAAAGTTGATACCACATCGGACAAAGATAATACCACAAATGAGAACTTAGCACCACAAGAGCAGCCTCAGCAGACCCGAAAGTTTGCCGATGGTTCCGATGTTCCTATGGCTACGGATAGCAAGGGAAGGCCTACGCCAGACTATGCTAGTATGACTCCTGAACAGAGTGCGGAGATTCTTACTGAGGATTTCGGGGAGAATGCTGAGAAGGTGGTGGACGGACAGATTAAGAAGGCTGAGAATGCTTTGAAGGATGCCGAGAAGATGAAGGTGGACTATACCGCCGAGCCTAACGACATCATGGAGCAGGAGGCTTTGAAGAATCAGACCATTGAAGCTGCCAAGAAGCAGTTGGACCACGCTCAGAATATCAAAAAGGCAATGACTGCCAAGAAGGTGGCTGAGACCGTGGAAAGACCAGTTGAACCAGAAAGAGCTGCTGATGGTGTAGCGCAGGAAGCTGGTGTGGTTTCACCTAAAGTAAAAGAAAGATTCGAGGCTTCCAAAAAGATTAAAGGTAGAAGAGGTTCTATCACCTTAGCAGATGGAACGAAGATTCGTGGTACATATTATTATGGTGAAACTTCTGGTCTTACCACTTCGCATGATCCATTCAACGACTTCAAACAAAGCGAGGGATTCCCTGTTAACGAAGATGGAACATCTTCCAATTCTCGTTCTTACCGGGATAAGGAGTCACGTCTGTTTACGCAGAAGATAGGAAATGATTTCAATGGACTTGCCTTGAAGAACGTTCCAGTCGTACAGGAAGGTATTACTCTTAGCGGTAATGGTACTGTAATGGGTAAGAAACTGGCAGAGCAAGCCGGAAAAGACAGTAAGTACTATGAGGATTTGGAGGATAATGCAGAAGGTTTCGGTTGGACTCCAGAACAGATTAAGGGAGCTGGATTCAAAGGTATTGTTTACTTTGTTCCTGACGAGAAGCTTCCACTCAACAGTAAGACATTCGACTTGTTTAACAAGAAAGAGACAAAGAGCGAAAGTAATACAGAACAGGCTGTTAAGAATGCTAAGACCTTGACTTCTGACGAAGTAGGCGCGATTGTTGCCGAGATTGAAGGAAATGGTTCTCTTGATGCTTTCTTTAACAATTCCAAGGCAATAAATGACTTGGTGAAGACGTTAGTAGATAAAGGCATCATCGGACAGAACGAGGTGGCACAGATGATGGATAGTCCTGAGCGGCTTTCCGCACAAGGCAGGGAGTATGTGAAGAACCTTCTTTTGGGTTCAATCTTCAAGCCAGAGACTATCAGAATGCTAGGCATCGACTCTACGGTGAAGAATAAGGCTATCAACGCTATCCGCTCGGTAATGGACAACATGAAGTTGGGCGAGTTCTCTCTTCGTGATGAGATTGATCAGGCTATCCAATTGCTCTATGAGGCAAGACAGGGCGGTAATAAGGTTGATACGTTGCTGAGAACACCAGACATGTTCGGTGAGGATGCGGCTAAGCGCTACCCTTCTATCTCTCAGATGATGGCTTTGGCTCTGGAAGGCAAGGTTGCAGATTTCAGAGATTTGCTTGACGAATACAACCGCATCGCAGCAGCAAGAAACACTGGCGAGGGCAGTATCTTTGAGGCAGCTCCTACCAAGGAAGAGTTAATTAATGAGTATTTGAACTTTAAAAAATGGCAAGATTATGGAACAGGACATTCAGAAAATGAAGGAGGCAATGATGTTTCAGGCGTTGAAAAACCTCAACAAGAAGCATCAGGAGGAAATGAACCAGCAGAAGCAGGAGAAGGAAGAGTAAAGTCTGAGGATGAAGACAAGCCAAATTCAGCAGGCTTTACTCCAAAGGAAATTAGAGATCATCAGGAAAAACTTGATAGAGCTAAGGAAAAATACGTAAAGGCTTTAAAAGAAGCCAAGAGTGAGAAGGAGATCAAAGCAGCAGAAGGTGAATTTGAGTTTGCGTATAAAGATCACCAGAATATGAACGGTGTTCTTGACGAGGCATCTGTGGCTGACATGTGGAATAAAGAACTTGAATCAGCAAAGGATTCCGTTAAGAAAGACTCAAAAGAACCGTCCGCAGATCCTATGGAAGGTTTGAAGCAGGCTGCTGACGCATTCCATGAAGAGCAGAAGCAGAAAGGTGAATTTGCCATGAACTTGAAGATTGGCAAGGCTCGACAAGATTATGCTGCCGCCAAGGAAAGCGGTGATGCAGAGCGGACCACCACGGCTGCCAAGGAATTGAAGCATCTCTTAGACGACAGATTGAAGCAAGAGGGTAAAGGTCTTGCTGAGAGACAGAAGATTATCGCCGAAGAGATAGGAAAGGCTGAGGCTGATATAATCGACAAGCCTTGGGAACAGATGGACTTGGAGGAACGAGAAGCTGTTTCTTCAAAGAACCCTCTCACGGAATCAGAGATTAATGAACTGACCTCTGAGGAAAATAAAGAATTGATACCTGCCGCACTCGCATATTTGCGTGGCGACAAGAGCAATATCATAAACGCAATATCTTACTTTAAAATTTGGAACGATGTTAGAAATAGACATGAGAATGTTTCCGACAATAGCGGAACAGAAAACGGAACACAGCTGGATGCTGCCGATACTACAGGCGGCGAAGGATTGGGACTGGGACGAGGACGAGAAAGCGGAAGACCTGATGGACCAGTGGATAGAGGAACAGGCAACGAAGCTGCACCCGGAGAGCGAAATGGCGGAGAGAGTAATCAGAACGACACTACTCTATCTGCTGGAGAACAAGGCAATAAGCAAGGTGAAGGAAATTCATCCGGAGTGGGCGCAGTACCTGCCGGAGGTTCTGACACCAACGGAGGCGGTTCAGCTAGCGGAAATGGACATGTATCTGGAGGAAGTGGACGTGAAAGCAGCAACAGACCTGCTGACACGAATGCAGGACGGAAGCCTACAGCCAAGCAAGGAACTACTTTCCCAGATAGCACAGCAGAACGGCTAAAGCAGGAAAGAGCTGACTATGAGAAGAAGAAGAAAGACTTCTGGGCTAGATGGAAGAAGGCAGGGCAAGGCTATGCCAAGATTGCCCTGACTCCTTTCAAGAAGCTCAACCTTACACCAGAGCAAATAGAAATGCTGCCTGAGTTGGTAAAGATGCACCTTAACGGTGCTGTCTTGAAGATTAAGGAGGGTATCTACAAGTTCAACGAGTGGAAAGCTGCCATGCTTGCCGAGGAAGGCGAGGAGCTGAAAATGATAGGTCTTAGTGATGATGATATTGACAGATTCATTGAAGACTATTGGAACACTCCTTACGAAATGGATGGTGAGACCCATACAATCAGGGAGTGGAGCAGCATCTATGGAAACCAGCAGCTGAAAAAGAAGCTAAAAGAACCTCTTGAAGAGAAGTATAAGAGACAGATGGAAGCCGAACCTATCGAAGTGAAGGTGGGCGACATGAAGAACATCGAGGAGACTTTGCCTTATCTCTTGCCTCAGCAGCAGGAAGACGTATTGAAGGCTGAAACTCAGTTCTTCGGAAAGGAACATACAGACCGTGAACATGCTTACGGTAAGGGCTACCTGTTTACCAATGGAACTGGTACAGGAAAAACATACACAGGTCTTGGCATTGCTAAGCGATTGGCTAAGCAGGGCAAAGGCAGAATACTCTTTATTACTCCTAGCCAGAAGAAGGTTTCCGACTGGATAAAGGACGGAAAGAATCTTGGTCTGGACATTAAGGATCTTGACTCCTGGGCAAAAATGCGTGGAACCACTGCTACTACAGAAAGTGGAGAAGGAATGGTAATCACTACATTTGCAAACTTTGGTCTGAATAAGAAACTTCTTGAAACAGAATGGGATGCCGTTATCTATGACGAGTGCCACCGTATCATGGAAAACAAGAAGGGTACTGAAACTGCCAGAAGCATGCAGCACTACATGGTTACCAATCGTGACGAGAATCATTGTTTCCAGAGATTGCAGAGCATCAACCCTGAGTATCAAAAAATGAATGGTGCTGCTGAAAAATTTGATGCGTTAAGAATAAAGGAAATCGAACGCATAAAGAAAGAGTACAAGAATAGTCATCCAAGTGCTACAGACAGAGATGTGGATAATGCCACATTAAAGAGCCTTCCAAGGGATTTGAACAGCTTTGCTCCTGCCGACGGAATGACTTTCCCTAAGCTTGGAAAAGCATATCAGGATTTCATCAAGGCAAGGGATACATATAATAAGGTAGAGCCTAAACTGAAAGAGCAGGCAAAGGATTCATGGAAAAACACAAAGACCATATTCCTATCTGCTACACCTTTCAATACTAGAGAGAATCTTGATTATGTTGAGGGCTATATCTTTAAGTACCCGGAAACGGACGAGAGAGGAATGGCTGGAAGAACCCAGTTCTATCTTAATCACTTTGGCGCTGCATACAAGTTCCGCTACCATCGTCTGGAGCAGAGCATCAGTAACCCGGATGCCGTAGCCAAGCAGGAGGTTGCTTTCTCTGATTACTTGCAGAACACACTTGGCACAATGAGCGGAAGAATTATTGATAGTCCTTACGACTATTCTAGAGACTTCCCTACCGTGGCTCCTGATCATGCCGAGGATTTCAATCATGCGGTGCAGGACACATTGAAGACAAAGTATCTGCATGATGCGTACAGCAAGACCATCGGTGATTACAATTATGGCAGTGCCCTTTTCGAGACTATGAAAGTATCTGCTGCCATTGACAGAATCAAACAGCACTTGGATTTGGGTAGAAAGGTTGTTATCTTCCATCGCCGTGTAGAGAGCAAGGAACCTTTGGAGGCTCCATTTGCTTACATGCTTAGAGTTGCCAACGAGCAGATCAAGATGATGAAACCAGGCAAGGAGCGTGACGAATACATCAAGGAATGCACCGAGTTCCGAAACAAGTATGCAGACCTTCTGGAATGGGAGAAGACTCTTGACTACAGTATGCCAAGAGAACAGATTGCCAAGGTGTTTGGAGAGAAGAATGTGTTGTTCTTCAGCGGAAAGGAAAGCAAGAAGGTGAAGGATAAGGCGGTTGATACCTTTAATGATGACGATAGCGGCAAGAATATCATCGTGATTCAGGAAGCTTCTGGAAAGGAAGGAATCTCACTTCATGATACCACAAGCAAGCACCAGCGTGTCTGTATCACCCTCGCATTGCCTCAGAGTCCTATCACAGCCTTGCAGATTGAAGGTCGCATTTACCGTATCGGTAATATGAGCAATGCCATCTTTGAGTACCCTATATTGGGTCTCAACTCTGAAATGATGCTTTTTGGAGAAAAGTTCAATAATCAGGTAAGTACTACCGAGAACCTTGCATTGGGCAGTCAGGCAAGAAACTTGCGTGACAGTTTCGCCAATGGTATCTTGGAACATAGCGGTATTGTACCGGTAGAGAACCAGGGTGTAGGCGGAAAGGAATTTGATGCAGCAACACCAAGTGAGAATGATCCATTCGATAATGCAGTGCTTGATTATTACAGCAATCAGAAACTAAACAAGAACAATCGTGAAGGTAGCGACTACTTCCCTACCCCAGAGCCTCTTGGCTACAAGATGGTAGAATGGGCAGGATTGGGTGAAGGTGACTCTGTATTGGAGCCTAGTGCCGGTCATGGAGCCATCGCAAGATACGTGCCTAAGACTAACGAAATGGTAAGCATCGAGCCTAGTCAAAGTCTCTTCACGAAGTTGCAGTTGAAGGCTGGCGGCTTGGGCAGAAAGTTCTTGAACAATACGTTTGAGAACTACGCATTGAACAACAAGCACGATGTAATTGTAATGAATCCTCCTTTCGGCAAGGCTGGCGCATTGGCTATCCAACATGTTGACAAGGCATTCAAGCACTTGGATGAAGGAGGTCGTATCGTAGCAATCATACCTAGAGGCTCAACAGACAAGAAGTTTGACAAGTGGTATAACGAGCAGAAGAACGTTGCCATGCGTGCTGAGGTAAATCTTCCTGATATCCTTTTCCAGCAGGCAGGAACCAGAGTTGCATGCCGAGTAGTTGTATTGGATAAGATTTCCGATGCCGCTTTGAGAAGCAAGGCAGGTTATCCTGAAAAGATTGATCTGAGCGGTCATTACGATAAGATTGAAGATTTTTTCAATGATCTTCGGGATATTGAAATGCCTGAGCGTATCATTGATACGAATCTCAAAATGCAGAAGAAAGCCAAGGCTGCTGTCAAGGATATTATGGAAATCAAGGGCGTAAAAAACGTTTCTTATGGTAAGACAGGTATTGATGTGTCTTTGGCTGGTTCTTGGATGAACTATGGTATATCTTTCACTGGCAGTGACAAACCGAACTACTGGAGAGATAAGATGGCTAACTATTACACCAAATATGATGAGCTTCAAAAGCTGGAGTATCAGGAAAACAAGCAGGCGGTGTTTGATGAGTTGAAGAAACTGTCTTGCAAGCTTGCCGGTATGACAGAGGATGAAATGCAGAGATATATCGCATCAAAGACCAACGGCAGCACCCACTTCCGTATGGAACTAGGCAAGACATTCTCAGACTCCAAGGAGAATTTTGATGGAGTAAGAGACAGAGCTGTAGAGGAAAAAGGTATTGTTATGCCTAACCTGAATAAGGAAAGCGTTAATGTTGTGCCGGTGGAAAAACATAGCTTTGGAGTTACCGAGAATGAGATATTGGCAAATGCAAAGGCATGGGCGAAAGATAATCTTGTAACTACAGGAAAATCGGAATTGCCTACAATGCGTGATGGAACGCCTTATACTATTAGTAAAAAGGCTGTTGAAAAATACTTGTCTGAGAGTGCTGTGAAGAAGAGCGATGGTCTTGATATTCATCTTTCCGTTCTTCCAAAGCTTACAGATGTTATTCACGAGAGTATCGAAGCGGAGATTCACCCAGACTACAACAAGGATGAAAATAGAAATCGCAGCATAGAAAATGGATACGGTGACAATATTTTGGTTCATCGTTTGTATGGTGCCGTACAATTGGACGGCAAGACATACCGTGTGAAAACAACCATGCAAGAGTTTAGAGGTGGTGAAGAAAACAAGCCTCATAGTTATGAGGTAACAAAAATAGAGTTACTTGGCTCCCCTGGAGAGCGAGAGAATCCCGACAAACCACATTCGGATGCACCAAGCAACTCTATATCTGTTGCAAAGTTACTAAATGGAGTTGAGAAATCATACGATTCTGGGAAGAAATTGCTTGAAGAAAGCAAAAATTTAACAGATGAAGAGATTTATTTTAGAAATGATAACAATTCACCTGTGTCAATTTCTAAAGATGCTCCTGCTGTAGTAAAGCATGTTGCAAAGGTTGCAAAGGCTACGGGCGGCAAAGTCAAGATGTTGCAAAGTGTCGAAGATGTTACCAATGCCGAGGCTAAGGCAAGGCTTGAAAAGGGTGAAAAGGTAGAAGGATGGTACGATGAACGCACAGGTGAAGTTGTGCTGTATATGCCAAACGTACATGACAGCTACACAGCTGAGAAAACAGTATGGCACGAAATCGTGGGTCATAAAGGAATGCGTGAACTGTTCGGTAACGACAACTACGATAAATTCCTTGATGATATTTACTTCAATCTTGATAAGCCGGAATACGCCGACCTCAAAAAACTCGTCGTTAAGGAACTACAGTACAACCCATTCGATTACAGAAATGCCATTGAAGAGGCTATTGCTAGAATGGCAGAAGAAGGACACGGCGAGCATGGGCTTTGGAATAACCTGAAAAACAAGGTAACAAATATCTTTAGAGAAATCGGCTACCGTGTGGCGCCGAACACGAAGGATATTAAGTATCTCTTGTGGCTCGCCAAGAATTACTCCAAACATCCTGAGAGTGATGGTTACTTTGCTATCAGAAGAAATGCCTTGCTGCATAAGTTGGAGAGAGACAACACGCCTAGCATCGTAGAGAGAAACGGAATGTTCTTTGATAATGATGGTAAGAACCATGGTTATCTGCTCGACTTGAATCATAAGGACTTCGAGGAGGCTACCGATGGAAAAGTGCATTTCCGCACCTCCCCTATGACTGCATCTAAGATTGAGGAGTATAACCGCAGACTCGGAACAAAACTCTATGCTTTCAAGGAAAGTACCGTTGATAATATGCAGTCTTTGCAAGAGGCTATGGAAATAATCTCTGGTGAAAAGAATGCGTGGACGGATATTCCTTCTGCCTTCAATCCATTGCAGGCGCAGAACCGCATTGACAGTATCGTACAGCAAAAGGCAGAAGAATATGACCGAAAATACACGAAGCCTCTTGATGATACTTTCAAGAAAGTTGTATCTACCATGAGCGGTAGCGATAAGGATGAGCAGTTAAGAAACGCACAACTCTACATGATTACCAAGCACGGTTTGGAGCGCAACCGTGTATTCTTTGTTCGTGACGCAATTCGTGATATGATGAATGACGATGTTACGAAAGCAAAGACATTGATGAAGGACTGGAACGACAAGCAGAAGGATTTGGCTGACGAACTAGAGAAAGGCAACATCAGATTTGATGAGTACCTGGAGCAAATGGACGAATGGATTCGTAGCAACGTGGACGTTAACTTTGTTGCTGACGAACACGATTATTCTGGATTCCATGGTATGCAAAATATAGCCAAGACCTCTGATCCATACGACGACAAGCTTGCCATTGACAACGTGATGAGTGCAGAAAGCCAGATGGGTAGCGATTTGGCAAAAGACTTCTGGATAAAGAAGAAGGCTGCAACAGATTACGTTATCGACCAAGAATACTACAACGGCTTTATTGATCAATCTGATAGAGATTATCTAAAGGGAATGTTCCAATGGTATGTGCCTCTTAGAAAGTTTGATGATACAACCGCAGAAGATGTGTATGGTTATATCGGAGAAAAGGGAGATCCTTCCAACTTTGTTGGTCCTGTATTGGCAAATGCAAAGGGAAGAAGCAGTCTGAGCGACATTAATGTTATGGCTCAAATATCCGCCATGGCAAAGTCTTCGCTTATCAATGGCGGAAAGAATGTAGTAAAGCAGCACTTTGCCAGATTTGTTTCTGCCTATGAAACTGGTAATACAAAAGATAAAATCTTTGTTGAAGTGAATCCTTGGCTAGAGAAGCACGTAGTAGATGGTAAAGAAGTTTGGGAAGAGGTTACACCTCAAATTCCGGAGAACGCCACACAGCAGCAAATAAGCAATATACTGCAAAACTTTGAGGACAGCATGCAGGCGAAGAAAGCAACTGGTGATGCAAAGCTTTCACACAGAAAGCCTAACATTGGCTTTAAATTCCAGCGTGCCAAGGATAAGTCTGAACATATCATTGATGTGTATATCGCAGGAAGGAAAAGAAGCTTTGTCTGTCAGGGTAACCCTAGAGCAGCCCAAGCACTCAATGGTCTTTTGAAAGATTCAGGAACCAGAAATGCGGTAACGCAATTTGATGCGAAGGTTACGAGAAAAATTGCCCAATTCAATACATCGCTGAATCCAGACTTTATGATGTCTAATATGTTGCGTGACTTAACTTTTGCATCAGCCAATGTTACCAAGGAAGGATTTAGCTACACCAAGGACTTCTTGAAAGAATATGCAGGAAACATGATTTCTATCAAGAACGGAAAAGGTAGTGGAAACTATCTTACTATGTTCCGCAAGTATAGAGACGGTAAGCTTGATACAAATAATGAACGAGAAAGAATGTTCAAAGAGTTTATGGACAATGGCGGTCAGACTGGTTTTGTTCAAATCAAGAAACTGGAAAGCCTGATTGAGGAATATGATAACCTGATCAAGAAAGGAAGTAAGGATGCAGACGGATGGTTTGTCAAGAAAATCAAGGAAGGTGGAACCTTTATTGAGGCTGCCAACGAGATTATTGAAAACGTAGCTCGCTACTCTACTTACTGTACTTCACGAAAGCACGGAAGAAGCGTAGGACGGAGTATCTATGATGCCAAGGAGGTTTCAACAAACTTCAACCGGCACGGTTCTGGAGATGCCATCAAGACCTTGAAAACTTCAAATGATAGCAATATTGATAAGAAATTCCGTGGTACTCTCGGTTTCTTCAATAGCTGGATGAAGAATCATACGCAGTTCTATAACGCCGGAGTGCAAGGTGCAAATCTGTTTTTCAAGAACTATAAGAGTGCATGGAAGACATCTGCCGTTTCATTCGGTATGTTACCTTTAGGACTCGGTATTGCTCAGGCGTTAATCAATCAATACCTGATTAATAATGAGGACGAGAAGGACAGAAAGGGCGTGAAGGATCCATACGCAGAGTTACCAGAATGGAAACGCAGAAATAATATCTGTATCTATACTGGGCACGGAAACTTTAAGACTATTCCTATTGCCATCGAGTTAAGAGCGTTCTTCGGGTTGGGCGATATTGCGGCTGGCTATGTTGTGAATGATAAGTTGAAGAGTAGTACACCTATCGGTTATGATATTTTGGGACAGATGGCACAATTAGTACCAGCCTCTGATTTCCTTGGACACCATTCGCCAAGCAACAACATTAAGGAACTTGGAGAGGATGCAATACTTGCAGTAACTCCAACAACCATATCTCCTGCTATGGAACTTGCCTTCAATCGAGACTGGACAGGCAGACCTTTCTATCGTGATTATGACTATCTTGATAAGGCTCCAAGATGGAAGAGGGCATACGATAACACCAATGGTATTTATATGAGTATTAATAAATGGGCTAACCAAGGCACAAATAGTATTGATAGTTCTAATGCAGATATGAAGGGGAATGAAACTCTTGATTATCTTACTGCACCTTACGCTTGGCAACATTTGATAGATAGTTACACCGGTGGTATGGGTTCAACTATTGGCAGAACTTACAAAACGTTAGAAGCTGTTGGTAAGGGCGTTATATCTGGAGCAAAGAACAAAGAAGGATTCAGCAAGGGATTCTCTGATGAATTTGAAAAGTTTGATAAAAATCAAATCCCTCTTTACAGGGTGTTTAACTATACTCCAAAAGAGGGGCAAGATATGCAGCGAACTAGATCGAAATGGTATAACTATTCCGACGAGTTGAAGCAGACGGAATATAATATCAAGCAGTTGAAGACTAATACGCCTGATGTTTTGAAGAACATGGAGAATAATGCCAAGAAGTTCAACTTTACTCACGGCAAGGAAGGAAAGGCGTATAACATCTGGGAAGCTGCTGATAGTTATATCTCGAAGAAGAAGAGACAATTAAACAAGGCATCTAACCCAGAAGTAATCAAGTCGATTAATGAAGACATCAATCGAAAGATGCAGGAGGCTGTGAATGACTTGGATAAGTTAAACTAGAATCCGTATAAACTACAAAGAAAAGTGGCGGTAGGTGATACAACCTATCGCTATTTTTTGTACTTTTGCAAAAACAAAATATTAAACTTATGAGGAAAATTATATTATTCTTTCTGTTAGCTATCGCATCGGCTAGCTGTTTTGCTCAAAGTGATGTTGTAACAGAAATGTGTGGGGTTAAGTTTGGCTCTGACAGACCAACTGCTAGAACTATACTTACTAACAAGTATGGAGATCCTAGCATGGACGAATTAAATGCAATAGGTTTTGATAATGTAACTTATGCCGGGATAAAATTCGACTTTATATTTTTTACATTCCAAAATGATGGGGTCAGAAGTTATCTCAGCGAATGTATGATGGGATTTTTATGCGATACTGCAGAAGAGGCAAAGAGCGGCAGAGAATATCTTAAAGGCATACTTGGAAATAAATATGAAATGCAAGAAGAGATTGACGACAACAAATTTAAATGCTATTTTGGAGGCACTTCACCTGTTAATTCTGATGAATATGCATTTAAGTTGTATGTTACAAAAAATACAGCTGATAAAAAAGGCTATTTTGTTTGTTTAAAATACGGAGAATTTGATTATATAAATGAAAGCTTATGAAAAGGATATTATCAATAGTAACCATAATAGCTTTGGCTTCTATGTGCCATGCTCAAAGTTCATGGGAATGTGAGAATTATATCAAACAATACGATGTACCATCAGAACTAAAAAGTCTTCCGAAAGATAAGGTTGCAGAGTTTTGGTGGAAGAGACATTGGTACGACCAGAAGATAGACAAGATATATTCTGCAAAGTCAAAGACTGCAAAAAGATCTCTGTCAGAGTACGTTCTAACATGTAACACCATTAAAAGTAAGATTAAGCCTAACAAATATTGTGATCTTAAATACAAGGGGCTATTAGGAAAACTTGACAGTATCTTTAATCTCAATAAGATTGATAGCGATATTGAGATTCATATAAATCCTAACAATGAGTTTAACTCATCCACCTATCCTACTGGATTAATTTTTCTCAACACAGGATTAATTGAGAAGCTGGACACAATGGAGATTGTTGCCGTACTAGCACATGAAATACAACATTTCGTTGGTAAGCATTCTCTTAACCACATATACGCCGCAAACAAGAAAGAGCGCAATAACAAGATGTGGGCAGAACTTGGTGGCGCACTGGCTGCTACAGCCGTAGCATACTCTGGCGCATACAACTCTACCTACAGTTCTTCTAACAATGCTCAATATCAGCAAAACGTTTTACTTGCCGGTCACGCCTTTGATAGGGATGCTTATCTTGCAACTAGCAATTATAAGATGCGCTATTCTAGAGAGCAGGAGATAGAAGCCGATATTGCTTCATATCGTTTCTTGCAATTTATTGGTGCAGACCCCAATATTATGATTAGGGTACTAGATAAGATTGCGACCATGGAAGGTGGAAGAAGCACATCGAAGAAAGACGACCATCCATCTGCCGTTTTTCGGAAGAATGTTTTGCTGGCAATTGAAGAGTATGACAAAAAGTATAAATAATAAGGTGGAGTACAGACAGTACTCCACCTTATTATATTATATAGCCTTCAACAGCTCTTCAAACTTATCATCATACCATCGTGGCTGCGTCTCACTCTGGTTCTTTGGAGATACCTGGTTCTCTCCATAAGACTTACCCTTCTCGGTAATCACCTTGAATTTATGAATCTTTGTAGTTCCCTGGCGGGTCTCCTCTTTCAAGAAGCCAAGCTTAACCATCTGCTGGTTGAACTTCAATGCCGACATCTTGGATCCAAAGCGTTTCAACAGTTCTGATGCCGAGTGCATCACTCCCTTGCTAGCAATATAGTCTGGGGATGGCAAGCCAAGAGGTTCTGCTACCTTCTGCATCAGAGCAAGAGTTGATGAATCGCTAAGGTTAAGGATTCGCTTGCAGCCTTCCACCCACATCATACCAGCCTCTACTCTATCCTTGATTACATTCGTGACAGAATAGCATCCTGTGCGACGGATAGACTTCAAGATTTCCTTCACTCCCTTCTTGAACTGCTTAGCTTGCGGCTTACGACTCTGCATCAAAACTTCGTAAAGACCATCCTCAGTGAGAAACCAAGTCTCACCCTGACGCCCTAAGTTGAACTTAGACCGTTCATCCTCATCAACTCTTGTGATCATGTCGGAAACATTCGAAAGTTCCAACCACTCTGCAACATCGTTTGCCTTAAACAATGGGTTCTCGGCGTTACCATACACATCAATCTCCTTACCAAGGAAAGTTGACTTGCTAATCAAACTGATTTCGTTCATAATAATATATTTTAAAATTCTACTTCCAATGAAAGGGCATAAGAAATGCCCCATCCGCTAGTGTGAGAGGTGCAGACAGGGCATTGTATATTATTATGATGAAATCCATTGATTCTGTGTCTGTTTGTGCCTCTCACCTCACGAACTTACGAGTGCAAAGATAGTACGATTTTTCGGGATAAGCGCAATTTTAAAAGTTAAGAAATCCATACGGTATAAACCAGTCAATAACTGTTCGACGACAGTTCTACGTATTATCTAGAAAATCGCCTTTATTTATCGGCACTTCACATCATTTAACAGTTTCCAAAAAATCAGATTTTAGTCGTATGGTGCTTGGCGGCTGGCTTGACCTTCTCGCCAAACGTAAGCGGACAGAAGAATCCTGCCTTGGATGCCGTGGGCTGTATGTCGCAGCTTGTGCCGGTGATGGACTATCTCGGTAACTCTTCGGCTGGCAAGGAGCCATTGAACGAGACGATCAAGGCTATCTCTCCTTCTGCCCTATCTCCTTTCGTGGAATGGGAGTTAAACACCGACTGGAAGGGTGCGCCGATTGAAAGACGTGGTGACTGGAATGAAAATTCCCCTGCTTGGCAGAGAGCCAACAAAGGCACGCCTGACGGGTATATGGCTGTAAATAAATGGGTGAATGCCCAGACCAACGATGTAGCCAAGGGTAATGAGGATATGCTGGGTAATAGTTTCCTGGATATGGTGACGAACCCTAGTATGCTGAATCATTACATCGGTGGTATAGGCGGTGGCGCTGCTACCTTTACAGAGCGTGCTATCGGTGTTATCAAGCACGGAAGCGACACGGAAACCAAGGATATTCCTTTCCTTCGCTCTCTTCTCTATACTCCAAACGAGCAGAGCAGCTTGCAGAGAACCAAGAGCAAGTGGTATAACTACAAGGATGAAATGGAGAAGACCATGGCGAACGTGGACCGCCTGAAATCGAAGAACGTTCCGATTGATAAAAGAATCACGAATATAGGTGAGTATTTCCACTTTCAAAACTCCAAGGAAGCTGCCAAGGTGAGAGTAATCGAGCTGGCAGAGAAACAGATGAAGCGATGGAAGAAGATGAGGGATAAGGCGAGCGATACCGAGAGCATCAACTTCGCTAATCAGAATATTGACAGGATCATGATGGATGCGGTTGATGAGCTGGATAGGCTGGAATAAATATTAAATGAGGAGTGGGCTTAGTGCTCACTCCTTTTTTTAAACTTACTCTGGGTAATAGAAAACCACTTCGCCATTAGCTTTCTTGTAAGCTATAGCAAATGGGGTTTCTTCATTTTCTTCAAAACATGCTGCTGGAGCATTAGACACTGTTTCGTCAATTTTCATAATAGCCTCAATCTTGTCTTTAAGACTGATTAAGTTTACATCAAGAGTCTCTTTCTCTTGAATTTGATAAATGTTCAATTTATATTTGCTCATAATTGATAAAATTAAAATTCTTCCTTAATTTAGCTCATTTTCGTGCAAAGGTACAGATAATATTGATAGATTGTATCGGTTTGAGAGCAATTTCTGAATAGTTTAGATTTTTACTAAATAAATGAGCAGAGAATGACTCAGCATAAAATGCTGAGGAACTGGGGCTTAACTTGCTAAAAAAATATTTTGAGCATAGTTAGGCAGGGTGCAAGGTTCTTCGTAACTTTGCACCAAGTTCAATAGTGAACGAAACGATTAATCTATCATTTATTATGTCAGAATCTAAGACATACATCTTTGGTGAAAACCAAAACGGAGGTTCAAACGGAATGCTTGGACTTCTTGCTCCTCTGCTCCAGAAGCAGGGTGTAGATCCAAATGTGCTTCTCGCCATGAAGGGTAACAACGGAATGTGCGGTGAAGGCGGCTGGTTCATGTGGGTTATCTTCCTCTTCTTCCTTATGGGTTGGGGTGGCAATGGCTGGGGCGGCTTCGGCGGCAACGGTCGTGGCGGTATCGCTAACGAGATTAACAATGACTACGGTCGTAGCCTCTTGATGGATGCCATCGGCGGTAATCGTAACGCACTCAGTAATCTCGCTACTCAGCTCAACTGTACTGAAGGTCAGATTCAGAATGCTATTTCTGCCTTGACTTCTCAGGTTCAGAACGTGGGTAATCAGGTGGGCATGAGCGGTATGCAGACCATCAATGCTTTGCAGCAGGGTAACATGCAGATTGCTCAGCAGATTGCAAACTGCTGCTGCGAGAACCGTCTGGCTATCTGTCAGCAGACTGGAACCTTGCAGAATGCCATCAACAATGTGGCTGTAGGTCAGGAGCGTGGCTTCTCTAACGTTGCTTACGAGACCCAGCGACAGACTTGCGACTTGCACAACGCCATCAAGGAGAGTACTCAGACCATCGTTGACGGTCAGAAGCAGGCTGAGATGCGTGAAATGCAGAACAAGATTGATTCTCTGCGTGAGGAGAACAGTACCTTCAAGGCTTCTGCTATGACTTCACAAATCGTGAGTCAGGCTGTGGCACCTATCAATCAGGTATTGGCTGGTTTGCAGAGTGAGGTGGCAGGCATCAAGTGCAAGCTGCCAGAGACAGTAACCACCCCTTACAGCCCATTCACTGCGGTTCCTAACTGCGTTGCTTATCAGGCTGGTTTGTATGGACTGAATGCTGCTAACGGTGCAGGATTCTGGGGTTAAAGAAAGGAGGCTGCTATGTTATGGTTAAGACCTTTTACTTGGGTGAATCGTAACGGTTCGGCGGCTATCGCTTCTACTGGCGTGAAGGTGAATACCGCCAATGTGGTGTTCACCTTTAAAAACCACGCCTTCGTGAATACCAACTACAGGGGAACGATTTTCGTGAATCTGATGCAGGCTATTCCGACAGGAACGACAGGTACGCTGCCTATCCTTTTCGAGACCAACGGAGCAACCCAAGCTGTAACCAAATTCAATGGTGATGCTTTGACGGTTGCTGACGTGCCGGGAACTGGAGTGGTTCAGCTCTGGTTCGAGCGAGATACTAACACCCTTCAGCTGATGACGGGTATTGTTTAACAAGAATAGATAATAGGAGATTACATTATGTTTCAAGGACTACGAACAAATTCTTTATTCTATGTGCTCGACAAGGGTGAAAACCCTAGCTTGAGGATCGGTCAGGTTGTTTCGGTTAGCAACCCTCAGACGAGATACCCATCCTTCAACAATGGCTTCACCCCTCAACCTATGGAGACTGTGGTGGACGTTAGGGTGAAGCTGGGTGACGAAGAGGCGGATTTCAAGCAGCTACCTGCTAACGGACAGATAGCGAACGACAAGAATCTTGTGGTAAGCGATAGCAAGGAAGCCATGAGTGCAGAGGTCGATGCAATGCTGAGACAATCCAAGGCGATACTGGAGAGCGTAGATTACCATGAGAGAGTCGTTAAATCTTGTGAGGGAATGCTACTGCAACTCAACCCCCAGATAGCCAAGGAGAAGGAACAGGCTGAGAAGATTTCCAAGCTGGAAGGCAAGGTTTCTGGCATGGAGGGAAAGCTTGACAGGATGATGGGATTGCTCGAACAGGTGGCAAGCAAGTAATCTCCTACCCTATCTATTCACTTTTAAAATCTTATGATATTATGGTAATGATTGAGATTACAGAAGACAAGTTTGATGGCTTGTATGAGAACGTGGAGAAGGGCTTGCGCTACTTGGATAAGGCTATGAACTGCCTGGGCGAAATGAAGCGTGATGGCAGACGTGACCGATACGGCGAGCGCAACCGCATGCCCGATTATAGAGGTCGTGGAGGCAGAAGTGGTATGCGAGAGCATGAAGAGTACGACGACATGCGCCAACGTGAAGACCGTGGACGTGATTACAGAAGTGATTACGGAGAAGATTACTAATTAAGTGAAGAGTGAAGAACGAAGAGTGAAAAATTCATTTGCTTTTCCTCTTCACTCTTTTCATTTTAAACGATTGAGATTATGGGAACAAAATACAGACAATCTTTGAACGCCTACGATTATCAGCCGGAAGAAATGAGGGCTTACCTGAGATACAACGGCTGGCATTTCAATAAGAAGATGTGCGAGTGGGCAGTAAAGCAGATGCGGAAGAACGGTAAGCCCATCCGCATGATGAGCAAGGATGATATTGAGGACATCTTGAAGAAGAACAATATTGTGCTGGAGAACAATGTGGGCTATGATGCGGTTTACATCGCACATATGTGCTTGGCTGATTTCTATGGCTCGTCTATCACGGAGGAGAAGCAGATGGCTCAGTTCATCAAGGACTACGTGGATGATGAGGATCAGCAGGACGGTTTCATCTTCAACCGCTTCTATGCAGATACATCGTTTAATGGTGTGGGCATTCCTTGGGAAGAGATTTTGTAGTAATGTTAAGTGTTGAATGTTAAATGTTAAGTTAGAGAGTGACTGAGCAGGAAATTTACATAGATAGGTATGACTGGACCGTACACGTAATGTGCGATGTTCACTCAAAGGATGCCATGAAGGCAAGAAGGCATCTTCGGGATTTAGGGTGCAGCGGCATTCCTCTCGAAGATGCCTGTAATCTCGTGCTCGAAGGTGAGCCTAACAAGGGTATCACCTACTCTAACGTTGATGTTCGTAAATCGGTAGTTGTTATTGGATGGGCTACTTCAAAGGCTGAATACATGAACAGCCTCAGCCACGAAATGCTGCATGTGGTTCAGCATATTTCCGAACAGTTCTTGATAAATATGTATGGTGAGGAGGCTTGCTATTTGCTTGGTGGATTGGTACAGGCTTGCTACAGAAGAAAAGGGTGAGTCTTTCGACTCATCCTTCTTCTTTACATATAGATGCCTTTACTTACATAGGAAATAAGTATTTCTATATTTAAATTGTAAGTAAAATACTTATTGACTTGCTCACCTCATCAAAACTAAGTATCTTTGCTGTGTAATCAGATGATTACCTCAGCCATAATGTTTAGGAGTGAGGTGGCGGCTCCAAATAAAATAAATTAATATGATCATTGTTAAAGGTTATTTTAATAATCTAGAATATGATGCTATTGTCAAATATGCTAGATTTCTCCCAAAATCTGAAGAACCTTATACTTTTGAAAGAAGTACTAAAATGCACAATGTTATTCTTTTAAATGGAAAAGACTATACAAATGCCCCAATAGTTTTAGGAGAGTCTTAAAGAAAAAGCTGGGGGTGTAATTTAAACTGTGTCAAAAATTGCTTGACACAGTTTAATTGACATTATTTCTCTATATAAACTTAGGTGTTATCACTAACAATATAGTCTTCTATATAAACATTATTTGTATTTACAGCACCTCCTAGTTTTATATTTTCTCTTTTAAGTCTTTCTACCAATCCATAAAATCTATATTTGATATAAGAAGTTTTATTATCTTCAATATAAATTAAAGGAGCATTAGTATTGCTTTCTAGTAAGGTTTTTATTTTGTTAGTGTCAACTCCGCCAATATTTAAATAAGTGTCAACCATTCTAATATAGCTAAACTTAAATTCAAATAAATGTCCAGGAGTATAGGTTCCTCCAAGTTGTTTGTTTGAATGAAAGCCATAAGTAAAATTAATATTATAGAGTCCAATATTAATACAGCTATATGTCATAATCATTTTCAATGATGATTCAGCTCCTATAGAAAGAAAGTTTACAGCTTTAAGAGATTCAAGATAGTATGGAGCTTTAACATCATCCCATGAATTGATAGCCTTTAACTCATGTCCACACCCATCTGCTGCAAGATTTTCAAAATTAGAATATATGATTCCCTTTATATAAAAGGCACACATATTACAATATATACAATAACAAGTTCTCATATTTATTGTAGTATTTTCTACTTTTAGACTTCCGTCTTCTGAAATATTTCCTGTTATTGCAAATCCTATTTTGTTATAAAATGAATAACAATGATCAATATTGGTGAGATAGGCCATAAGGAAAAACCCCACATCTCCAGATAAACATTGAACTTCTGTTAAAGTAATTCTATTGCATTCTCCATTTGTTTTAATACAACAAAAACCGTGAAGTGCATCATTATAGGTATTGTATGATGCCTTTTGTGAAACACCTCTCAAAGTAATATTTTCAACAATACATCCACTATTTATTTGAAGAATTACTTTTGCATTAGGGTTCTCGCAATGAAGAGTGTATATTGTATTCTCTGCATTATGGTCAATATCCATTCCTATAAGATGTTTATTCTTTGGCAGATTAAGAACTACACCTTTTTGATCTATCGTTTCAACTTTATACTCTTTTCGAGATAATCTTATGAGATCAAAAGTATCAAATGTTTTTTGAATAGCCTTAGTATCATCAACATTTCCATCCCCTACAGCCCCAAACCATTCCGGATATGCTTCATGAACATTCCAAGAGCCGTTTATCACAAAAGCTTCATTAAATATTTGAACACAACGAGAATCAATAATCGAATTATTACCTTTTAATGTACCATTCTTCAAGCTACCCCCACAAAACTTCAAGGTACATCCCTCCTGCATCTCAATAGTCTCCCCATTCAAGTCAAAGTCATACCTGATTTCATAGATGGTATTGGCTTCACTTAGCATAATTGCCGTTAGGATGTTCTTCTTAACGCCACCAACGGTCTGGATATTTTTCTCCAGCACCTTATAGCCCTTGCCGGAAAACTCGGAAGGGTTATATGGACGGTTGCCCAGAACAAGCTGCTTAATCTTGTTCCAAAGCACCATTAAACCAGTATCAGTTAATATCTTCATTGTATATAATTTTTAAGTAAAACAATTTGGCTCTACTATAACTTTAGTGCATAAACCTGGATATTACACCCAGAGTTTATGCTTGGACTAAAGTTCATAGAAAAGACACCGTTAAGTCAGCGAGTTGATGAACTCCTCCGTAATCTCAACAAAGTCAGAACTTGCAGGAATACCAAGACCGGTAATGTCTGCTTTAGCAACAACAGTGGCAGCAGTAACGTGACCATTGGCATCTGTTGTGATCTTATACAGACCAGAAGCCTTGGCTCCAGCTGCACTGGTAGGGTGAACATAGTTGTTAGCTCTCTCTGCAATTCCAGCCAGTTTGTTCTTCTCGGCAGTGGTATAGTCGTTGGTAGAAAGCTGCTTACCACTAACCTTGTCAACCTTCTTGCCAAGTTCAGTTGTAAACGTTGTGGTCTTCACGTAGCCAGACAAGTCAACCGTTGTAGTAGCCTCGCCCAGTTTCTCCCACTTGGTTGCATCGTAAGTGCCAGCAATATCACCAGTATAGACATACTCTGCATAGACGTTCTTGTCACCAGTGGTGCCAGCCTTCATCATGTAGATATGCTTCTTGATACCAGTTGAAGGGAGTTCTGTAACTACTTCCGCAAAGGTGGTATCAATGTTGCCCAACTGAGTCAAAGGTACATTACCATTGCCATCAAGTGTAGCAACACCATTAGCCTTGCCCTTTTCAGAAGCCTTAACAAACACACTCTTGCACTTGTTCCAAAGTGCAGTCAAACCAGTTTTACTTAAATAATTATACTCAGCCATAAAACTTAAAAATTAAATATTAATATTATCATTTTGCTTATCCAACAAATCATTAACCTGCTCTGCAGTTAAATCAGAATCAATGAATGAATCCAATTTCAGACGAGTGTAAGAGTTGTCATTTTCATTGGTCTTGACCTTCTTCTCAAGTACTTCAACTTTTTCATTAAGAGAAGCTGGAGGAGGAGACGTTTCTTCATCCTCGGGAACATAACTTCCTTCTGTAATCTTGTCAATATCATCTTCCGATATGGGCTGTATTTCATTGATTTTCTTATAAAGATAAGTCATTTGATTAATCAAATCCTCAGGCAACCCTATGGCAGCTTTCAGAATACTAGCAAGCATAGCACTCAGATGATACAATTCTATAGTTCCCTTTTGGATTTTTCTTCCACTCACGCAGTCGTCACGTATCTTATCTGTGGTGACGGCTTGGTCATTAATGTCGTCAGTCTTAATTAATGGCATCAAGCCGCCCATTTTTGGATCATCTCTAAATGTAGGCATATTTGATTTCTTTTGGTTCTGATGAAGTGAATATCTGAATCTTTCTGGTTTCGGGAATCACCCGAAGGCGAAGTTTGAACTCGCTGGTGTTCTTGTGGGCACGAATGGGAACCCGAGGCTTCTTGCCATCGCCCCTATCCTGTCTGATTACCAGCTTTCCTGGGCGCTTGAGCGTAATCATCAGGTAGATGTCACGCTGCAAGGTTATCTCCGGGGAGACCCATGCCAGTTCTTCTTCGCTATAATTCGTAGATACATACTCCATGATTTCATTATTTTGATGTTTGACTAACGCCTAGCTGCTGCAAGGCTATCGTGTACATTTGCGTAGCCTTGGTATCATCGTAGGCTGAAAGCAATAAAAAGGCGAGATAGTAGATGAAGGCATTCTTCAAGCGGTCCGGGATAGCTACATCTGTAGAATCGGACGTGCTTACGTTCTTCGGAACACCCACAAAGGAAATGACCGCTTCCGTAGGCTTGGGCTGCAAGAGGATTTTCAGAGGATTCTCACGCATAATAGCCGCCTGTGGTCGGTCGATAGTTCCCTTTGCCGTATCATCAAACATCATGACAGCCTCATCTTGAGTATCTTCTATAGGCACTACTGCCTTGAACCAGCCATTGCCACGAATGCGAGAGATATTGATTACCTCGGTATTGGCATCCATCGTGACTACTCCGATGCTTCTCTGGGTATCGTAGTCCTGTACTTGGAGGGTGGCAGAAGAAGTACCTATCTTCTTGGAATCAGCCAATGCTGCAGAGGATGATGCGGTAACGGCAATCCAATGCAGGGCATCGTTGATTTTTGCCTTGATGATGTTGTCCATATACAAATCATCCTTCTCATCTGTGATTGATGAGAAGTTGTTGGATTCCTCGTCTATGCACCAACGGACTGCCTTTATGATGTCTTCTACCTTCATTTCACCTTATTATATATGTTACTCCTTGCCGTAATCAGGGAAAACAAGACCAGCCTTGTCTGCATGCTTCATGGCAGTTTCAAGGGTTCTGCAATCCTTGTCAAAACGGCTATTTACGTAATTGATAACCTCTTCGGCTGTGCGAATGCCAGATACCTCCTCCTTCTGAGCTTTCTTTGCAGGCTTCTTTGCATGCTCATTTACAAGCGCCTCTTCCTGCACAATATCCGCCTCTTCAAGAGTTGTACGAATACAAGTAACCTTTCCGCTCCTTACCAATTCATGGTTATCCAAAAGGTCTTGCGCATATTTGTTGCGAAGAGTAACCTCTGGGCATTTGCGCATGTAAGTGTTGCCATGAGTAAAGTTGTAGCGCATAGAATTACCGCCAGCACCGGAAATCGTAAGGCTTACATTATTACACAGCTCGTTATATCTATATGTCTTAATCATTATTTTCTATTTTAATAACAAAGGGACAGGGCTATTAACTTCTGCCCCTCTGCGTGATTTATATGTTAAAGATGAAAAAGATGCCTTATGCAGCAACGTCCATGCCGGCATACAAGTTCCACTTAGTACCATCGTACTCGTAAACCTTGCCCTTCTCGTAGGTTGTCTCATCCTTGGTGTAATCCTCTGTCAAAGCCACCTTCATGCCCTTGGAAGCAGTATCTGGGAGAGTCTTCAGAGATATAATGCTGTTCACGATGCCAGTAACACCAAGGTTGGTGATGAATGCTTCTGGACCAACCAGGATAGAGTTGTAGCCACGAAGAGCAATACAATCTGCCTCAATGTGCATGTATCGCTTAGCCTCACGTGGGTCGTAGCCATCCTTGCTCATATCATTGGTCTTATCCTTGCCCTTCTCCTTCACGTAGTGGCGAGCACCCTTCAAGTCCATACCAACCATGCAGTCTTCCATGTGCATCATGTCAAGAGTCTGATCCCAAACGAAATCAATAGTACCGTAGTTGTCAACGTAGCGAGAGAAGGTAATGTCAATTTCCTTGTGGGTAGAAAGAACTTCGGTGCGACCCTTAGGGATTTCAATGTTCATCAGGCGCTTGATGGCATTCTTGCCACAGAACATGTAGATGTGGTCAGACTCAGAGAAGTCAGTAAACATCAACATGCTGATAGCTGTCAGATCCTCGTACTTGTAAACCTCACCGATACCATACTGGTTGGTCAGCTGATTCAAGATACCATCTGCGAAGTAGGTGTACTCATCAGCACCATCATTGGTGGTAGAATGAATACGAGCCTTGGTACCCATCCAGTAAGAACGCTCAGCACGCATCTTGTACTTGTTGAGTGCATCTTCCTTCATATCCTTCACGGTATGAGGAATCTTCTTCTTCATGGTCTCGAAGTCCTCGGTGAAGACGATAGAGAACGCTCGCTTCTGGAGATAAACATCGGCAGAACGTGGCTGATAGTTCTCAGCAGGAACCTTCATCTGAGACTCAGAGAGCGCTGTAGAAGCTGCCAAAATAACTGTACCAACAGGAATATCCGGGCAAGTCATGTTTTCCAAGAACTCGCAATCGGCATTCTCCTCATTAGCCTTACCATTGATAGCCTGCAATGTAACCTCAGTACCTGACTTATTGGCGCTGGTAACAAAGAGAACCAAACGACCCTCACGAACTGTAGTAGAGCCACGCTTATAACCAGCTACGGTAGGAACGATAGCAGTAGAACCCTCGTAGAATGGCTTCAAAGAGCCTGAGAAGTTGGTCTTGGTAAGCTTGATGGAAGCACCGGCAGTAATTGGCTGTGTAACCTCACCGTCCAAGGTCTCGCCACCATAACGAGCGTGCTTCTTCTTGTAGCCAGTACAAGGAACTGTAGTTGTAAACTTCTTAACAATAGAAAGGAGAGGTGTATGATATGGGCGGAACTTGGTTTCACCCGTGTCCCAGTCTTCCTCTTCAAGACCGCCTCGGTCCATCTGTGTAGCAGAAGCCTGCGTACCAGTCAAAGACTGACCAGCAGTTTTACCGCCAGGGGCAAGCAAGTCGTTCTTATCCTTATCTACCTGCTCATTGGCAGCTGTCTCTTCGGTTGTTGCAGGCTTAGAACCTGGCTCGTTCAAGTCTGGTTCAACATCATCACCAACAGCCATTGCGCCACCACCTGTAACAACAGCAAGAAGCATCAGAATCATCTTAAAGATGAACTGACGATTAGAAAAATAATTAATTACTTTCTTCATTTTATACTTATATTTATGGATTAATAATCTTGTGTTAACCAATATCATCAAAGAAGCTGGATGCTCTCTTCTTAGTTTTCTTCTTAGCTGGCTCGTTTCCGGCACCCGAACTAGAAAGTGAAGGAGGAATACCCTCTGTTGCAGAAGAGCGGACCTTATTCTGAATCTTCTCGTTTCTTGCCTGCATAGCCGCCTCGTCTCGGGCAGAGGAAATGTCAGAATCGTAGTTGTTGGCATTATGGAGCATCTTCCAAACATCATCTGGGATGTCACCGCTCTCCACCTTGTCGTGAATCTCGTAAATCTGCTTCCACATATCGTGTGCATCGTCTGGGTAGAGCTTAACCAAGCGCTCGATAGACTTGCGCATGTTTTCCGTAACCCTTTCGGTTGCTTCATTCTGTTCAGCCACGTCCTCGTTGTGCTTGGCGAGAATCTCAGCAAGTTTCTTGCCGCCTTCGGGATCATCAAGCAAGGTCTTCACGTCAATACCCAAGCGAGCCATCGCATCAAACGGATTATCATCCGGATTCTTTTCCATGTCCATCGCCAGAGCAGCAAGCCACTTGTGTTTATCGAACACCTTAGACAACGCCTTACCGCTTTCCTCGTATCGTCCGAGCAAATCAGCATCATCATTCATAGCCGCATAACGAGCTTCCTTGTCCTCGAAATCAATGTCAGCATGACGCTTCTTGAATCGGTCGGAGAAAGCCTTGCGGTTAGGGCGCTCCTCTACCGGGGGAGTCTCTTCCGCAGCCTGTTCGGGTGAAGAAACCTGCTGTTCAGATTCTCCACCTGCATTCATCTGTTCTAATTCTTCCTTTGTCATATCTTAAACTGTTTGAAACGTTGCCGCAAAGATGCAAAGAAAATGCAATTATATTTCCGTGTTTCCGTGACAATAGGCAAACACACGGAAACACGGCAAAGAAAAAGGGATTTAAGACTATTTTTGCGCCTATAAATTAATAATGTGTAAACAAATATGGTTAAGGCGAAATTATTAACACTTAGCAAGGTGATGCCTCAGCGCAACAGATACGATTCCGTGAAAGCTCGAAAGAAGCGGCAGGAGCACGGAAAGGACTGGGAACTGCTGACCCGATGCAAGAATGCCTGGAACAATCTGAGCGGCGTGAGGGAGACCCGAGCAAGAACGATGAGATACTGCAACGGAGACCAATGGAGCGACACCATCAGGGTGTATCATCATGGCTACTGGGAGGAAATGACGGAGCGCACCTATATGGAGCGGCGCAACCAGACCCCTATGAGCAACAACATCATGATCAGTATCTTGGAATCCATCGCAGGACTCTATGCCAAGCAGGGCACGGAACCAGTATGCTTTGCAAGAGATAATGACTCCCGACAACTGAGCGACATGATGAGTGCTACGATGCAATGCAACTGGCAGACCACCGGTATGCAGGATTTGCTGAATCACCTCATCAAGGACTACCTGCAGGGCGGTCAGATGTTTGTGAGGGAGAGCTGGGAAGACCGAGAACTGGAAATGCCTGATGCTTGGACGGACGCAATGGAACCTGACCACATGTTCTTCGAATGCGGAAGTGACCCAAGACACAATGACGTTTGTCTGATAGGCTGTCTGCATGACGTAAGCAAGGAAGACTTGTATCAGAAGTTTGCCCGCAGGGAATACGGATTGACGGTTAATGACTTGAACTGTATCTTTGACATTCATGATGTAGATGATAGCAGTTATGGCTACGAGTTTAACGAAGAGAAGGCTTTGGAAAATCTCAGCTTCGATTATACCAACAAGGGAAGACACTACGTAAGAGTGATTGAGGTATGGACCACGGAAACCAAACCGAGACTGCAGTGCTTCGACCCTATTGCCAAGAACATGAACAATGCTTGGTTCCGTGTGGATTTGGAAGATACGGCAATGATAAACAAGCTGATTCTGGAGAACGAGAAGCGAAAGAAGCAGTATGACGAATACGGTGTGCCGGAAGAAGACCGTGCCTATATTACATCGGAAGATCTTTCAGATAAATACTGGTACTACACCTTCATGGCTCCTGACGGTACGGTGCTTTGCCGTGGTGAATCTCCTTACGATTTCAAGAGCCACCCATACACCATGAAGCTTTATCCTTTCATCAACGGAGAGATTCATCCGTTCATGACCAACGTGATAGATCAGCAGCGCTACATCAACCGCCTGATTGTGATGAATGACATGAGTATCAGAAGCAGCTTTAAGGGATTCAAGATGATTCCTACAACCGTACTGGGTGGAAGGACACCAGAGCAGTTCATGGAAGAGGCAATAGAATACGATGGATGGATATTCTATACACCAAAGAGAACAATGCCAAACGTGAAGCCAGAGATTATTACTTCGAATGCGGTAAATATCGGAACCAACGAACTCTTACAGATAGAACTGAACCTTATCAGAGAGGTAACCAACGTAAGCGGTGCCTTGCAGGGCAAGACTCCTTCGGCTGGTACGTCGGCTGCAAGATATGCTCAGGAGAGTCAGAACGCAACCACTTCGCTCTACACTATCCTATCCGACATGGAGATCTTTACGGAGAAGCTGGCAATGAAAAAGTGCTCAGTTATCCAGCAGTTCTACGAGGACGGAAGAAAGATTTTCAACAAGGACGGTCTGAACACCTACAGTTACGACAGACTATCAGCAAGAGACATTCACTTCAAGATAAGCATCAAGAATGCAGCGGCATCTGCTGCCTACAACACCTTACAGAATGATGACTTGAAGGAGTTACTGCAGATGCGTGCAATCAACTTGATTCAGTACTTGCAGAACGTGAACAAACCATTTGCCGACAAGCTTCTTGCCAGCGTGCAGAAACAGCAGGCACAGTTGGAACAGATGTACCAGCAGCAACAAGCGATGGCTCAGCAGCAGGGAGGTGGACAGGTAGAAAACGGCATCGTACAGGGTGCAGACCAGAACGCAGTGGCACAGGCTATGAACATGAATAATCAGTATTATCAAACAGCATAAGTTATGGCAGTAACAGAACAGACAATAACAATAGGGTATGCCGACATCAAGAGCAAGGTGAAGAAGCATTTCTCCATCATCGGAAAAAGACTTTCCGACAAGCAGGGGAATATCCTCTTTACCGGCGTTACCCTATCCTCGACCGAGGAAGACATCTTGAAGCAGTATGTGAAGGATGCGGCGGAAACATTCGTGGGCAACTTCTCTCCACTGATAGCCGGCTACACGGACAACACCGATGATGTGGTATTCACCTATCAGCAGAACAGAGTGAGCGATGGCAAGGCAAACGCATTCTGTAGTCTCTTCAAGAGCTATGCGGTAGATTACGTAGCCTATTCTGTGCTATCCATGACCTATGCCGAATCAGCAAGGAAGTATGCAGACGATATGGCGAATCATGTGAACTCTGCATTGAAGCTGATCTTCCAGAAGGATGCGCCGGCATCTGTAAGCGGAAACCTGACAGATATGACAGGAGAAGTAATTTTGAACTAAAAAGATAAAGCTATGATTATAAAATTTCAAATCGTAAAGTCGGTAGTGATTGGAGCCGTAAAGAGAGCCACCTACCTGAAGGCAAAGGTGGATAGTGCGGTTGACGAGAAGGCTATCAAGTTGGGATTCAATGAGGCTGCTGGTGATGATGAGGTTCACGAAGCAACGCTCACCCATGATTTTGATACGGCACTGGAGATTGTGAAGACACTTCTTGCCGAGTATCTGGTACCGAATGCGCAGACCATCGGTGACAACATTATCTACTACGACTCCAAGACGGATGATGTGGTAGAGTTTATCATCAATGCCTCCAGAAGATGCAACGGAACCTTGACCGATACACTTGCCCGGCTGGTATCAAAGTATGTGGAAGACTACGTGATTTTCCAGTGGTGGTTGAAGACTACCAACTTGAAACAAGCAGAGCCTTATCAGGCTTCACTCAGTATAGATGAACAGAGCATCCGCAGATGTTTCGTACTGAGCGGTCCAGTAGTTCCAACCGTTCCTTATACCCAGCATCTTACTGCCAAGGTGGATGGAAGCTGTGGTGATGGAGCTATCACGATTGCCCTGGAGGAAGAGGACGTGAATATCTCCTACTCCATTGATGATGGCGCCATTGATGATATTGAGGCGAGAAGCAGCGACCCTAGCATCGTTGAGATTCAGCGCAGCCCAGACCCTTATACCTTCGCCCTGAAGCCAAGGAATACCGGTGTGGCAACCGTTACCCTCTTCTCCCGACACAGCGACAACCTGAAGAGAGAGGTGGAAGTAACCGTAGCAAAGGAGGTATAGAATGGAGTTCAACGCATTACACCCAACACATTTTATCCGTGAGAGAGGATGGAAGCCCGAGCCGAATCCTTTCCTTCCGAAGCCTCCTCGCCCGGCACACAAGTACTACAGCAAGCACATTTTCATCTATGCCAACCAACTCTGGTATGACATTGATGCAGCTACAAACATGGTAGGCAGGGCAAGACGAGGCAACCAGACCAATCAGGAAGACATCATCCCTACCAGCGAGAACGACAGGGAAAGACCGCTCTTCTACCGCTGGTTCGACAAGTATCTGAAAAAGGCAGAAGGAGTCCTCTCTGCCTACGTGATGAAACCACAGGGAGTGGTAAGAGACAATGCCCTGAAGGAATGGGATGAGAAGGAAATCTGGCTGAACATGCCCGACTACTGGGACGACACACGGTATGACGAGCTTGTGAAACATATCCACAGCTACATCGTGGCTGGTGCCCTCTATGAATATTTCCTGCTTACGCTTACCAGCAAGGATCCGCTTACCGTCTCGAAGCAGGAGGAAATGAACGATGAAGAACTGGAGATACTGGATGCAGCGAGTGCCAGCAAAGCAGGAATGCTGGTTCATACACTAAAGCCATTTGGATAAAAAAGAGAAGGAGAAGCTTATGGGAGAGTTTGATGATATTAAGTCGGTAAGAGAAATCATGCAGGAGAAACGTGAGAAGGCAAAGAAGATCCTGCCAGTGAGCAAGAGCGCACAGAAAGAATTTATCCGTGACTTCCTAGCCCGACATCAGGATAAGTTTGAGGATTGTATGAACCAGTTGGCAGAATACGACCCGAAAACATACGTTACCATCTATGCTAACCTGACCAAGCACATGATACCAAAGCAGAGCGAGGTGAGCGTGACCCATGGATTGGATGAAGACTTCAAGCAGTTGGCGGCACTGGGAAGAACCAAGACAGACAACAATGGATTGGACGTGACTCAGGTGCCACAGATACAGGATGCAGATTTTGAGGAAATAAAGGAATTGGGCGATGGCATTAGTTAGAGAAGTAGATATTGACGAACTCGTAGCCGAAAACAAGCGGCGATACGATGAGATTTACGGAACCTACAACCCTTGGACGGGTGAAGGCTGCTATGATTTCGAGCACAGGGAGCTGCTCGAACTGCCCGACTTCATGATTCCGAAGATGTGGGTTCCCAAAGAATGTATGCGTACCTTATTATATATAGGTCTGAAACGGTTGGGCAGCATGAAGAAGTACATCATCCAAGTATGGGGCAAGGAGTATAACGAGAAGAGTTACTACACCAAGCAGTTGAAGATGGTGCTGACCTTCGAGATTATGAAGGTGAGATTCAGGGAAGACCCCGAGTTTGCCCTGTTTGCTACCGACAAGATTGAGGATAAGGTAACTGGTGACATGATACCTTTCAAGCTGAACTATCCCCAGCGCAAGCTCTTGAAGATTTTTGAGGATTTAAGAACCAGCAAAAGGGCTATCCGAGTAGTGATTCTGAAAGCCAGACAGTGGGGCGGTTCTACACTCACACAGCTTTACATCAAGTGGCTACAGGATTTCCGCAAGGACGGATGGAACGCCATCGTACTAGCCCAGCAGAAGAATACGGCGAAGAAAATCAAGGCGATGTACAGAAAGGCTTTGGAGAACCAGCCGGGATGGACAATCGGATGCCCAGGAGCCAAGCTTCAATTTTCTCCTTACGAGAACTCGCCTGATGATTTTCAGGTGACAGACGGAATAAGAGCAATCAGAAGAAGTACGCTGACCGTGGCATCCTTCGAGAACTTCGATTCCGTGCGTGGTAGCAACTTCCACTGTGCCCACTATTCTGAGGTTGCCTATTGGAAGAAGACCCCAGAGCATGATCCTGAGGGTGTGATTTCCTCTATCTCGGGTGGTATCAGAAATCAGGAGGATAACTTGGAGGTATTCGAGAGTACCGGCAAGGGTAACTCTGGCTTCTTCTACGAGAAATGCCAGTTGGCTATGGACCCAAAGAACAACGATGCCTATTCCTTCCTATTCATCCCTTGCTTCTTCATCGAGCACGATATGGAGGAAGTGAAGAGTGAACGAGCCTTTGCCAAATGGCTTTTGGAAAACAAGGATAAGAGTACCAATCCGAAGGGCTACCGAGAAACTGGCAAGTTCTTCTGGAGAATGTGGGAGAAGGGAGCCTGCTTCCAAGCTATCGAGTGGTACAGAAACTTCCGCAATAAGTTTACCACCCATTCCTTCTGTGCTACCGAGGCACCAGTGGATGAGGAAGATGCCTTCCGAAACTCTGGTAATCTGGTCTTCAACCCCTACTCTATTGATGATTTGCAGAAGAAGTATAAGCGTGAGCCAATCTATACCGCCGACATCATCATTGACGGTAACAAGAATGAATCTTCCATCGAAAAGTCGAAGATCAGCATCCGAACAGATGGTGATGGAGACTTGAAAATCTGGGCAGTACCTAACTGTCTGAAAGTAGAGAATAGATACTTGGTGAGCGTGGATATTGGCGGTAAATCCTCGACTTCCGACTATACCGTGATGACGGTGATAGACAGATTCGGGATGTTGCCTACCATCAAGGGTAAACCGAAGGTGGTGGCAAGATGGCGAGGACACGTAAGGCACGACAAGCTGGCGTGGATGGCGGCAGCATTGGCTCATTACTATGATGATGCCTTGCTGGTAATCGAGAGCAACACGGCAGATAGAGAGAAGAACAACAATACGGAAGGCGACCACTTCGGAAGTATCTTGAACGAGATAGCCGACTATTACGACAATCTGTATCAGCGCACCACAAGTCCTGAGGACGTGAGCGATGATGTGCTTGCCAAGTATGGATTCCAGACCAATAAGCTGACGAAGGGTTGGGTGATTGACAATCTGGAGCAGTTCGTGGATGATATGCTCTGGGATGAGCCTGATAAGGAAATGTATCATGAGCTGAGAATCTACGAGCGGCACGATGATGGAAGTCTTGGCAATATCGTGGGCAGCGGAAACCATGATGATGTACTGATGAGTACCGCCATCGGCTTGTGGGTAAGTGCCAACGATATGGAAAAGCCGAAGTGGAAACAAAAGGAAAGATCAAGCAGCGGTGGTGATGGTGTTCATTCTGCTGCGAAAATTTAAAGATATTGAGTTATGGAGAGAAACTTGGATAGAAAGACTTTGAGTTTCAGCAAGGGTATGACGAACGTACCGAGTGACTTACTGAGTGAGGATAGCGAGCTTGCCTATTCTCAAAACATCATATATAGGAATGGTGAAATGGTCCCGATTCAGAAGATGGAGCCTTTCGGCACTGTGAGCGGCACGATTTTGTTTGTCCATAAAATGGCAGACTTCGAGAATATCATTACCTATGACAGAGACCCCGGAACAAACAAATATACCATCAGATGCTACAAGAAGAGTGACCTCAAAACGGCGATAGGTACATTTGAGGGTGACGGAGAAGTGAAGGATGCACAAGCGGTGGGGAATACGCTGGTACTGGCTACAGATAATGGACTGAGATACATCCTTTATAAATCAGATACCTACAAGGATTTGGGAATGAATATCCCTAACCTGAAATGCAACTTCACCTTCGAGAAGCCAACCAACAACTACATACCAGAAGAGAGCGAAAGAACTCTGATGAATATTTCAAATGATGTAGATGGACCTGATGCCTGGAAATGTTATTATGATGCGAATGGTAAATTCCTGCATGCCGCTGGCGATGAACCTAGCGGAATATTCCAACAAGGTACGTATCACCATTTCTCCATCAAAGTATCTACAGACGGCTCTCACGAAAAAGGCTTTCAGGAAACAGTTCAAGGGCATGTTGCCCAAGCTATCAGCTGGGTAAAAAGCAAGAATATGTTTGCGTTCCCTTTCTTTATCAGGTGCGCATTCAGACTCTTCGATGGCTCTTATACCAAGATTACCACCCCATATATCTGCTATCCTACCATTAACAGAAATTGCCATTTCAGCTCTGCGACTTTCGACCGTACCCATAACACCTATATGGATCTTAGGCAAATGGCAGGAAAAGAAAGTATCTTTTACTTTATCGAGTATAGCGAACTGAAATTCAAGTTTGAACCGATAAGCAATGATTGGAGGGACATCATCAAAGAAATTGTAGTCTTTGCCTCTGATCAGGTCCTGCCATTCCGTTTAGATAGCGGTTGGAAATTAGTTTCTCCAAACGACACCTATATGAAACCTTCCGCTAATTTCGGCTACGACAAGTATAGAGAGCTTCCGTTTAACTACGACAAGCAAGCGATGGCTTCCCAGACCATCACTGTACATAGTGAAATTCAGCCGGAATATAAAACGGACCAGGAAATCATAGATGAACTGCTGACAAAATCACAGTTCTACAAACTGTTTTCAGTAAAGGCATCGGATAAGGTTATGGATGGAAACTGGCATTACTCGGTTAACGGAATAAAGGACGGAGATAGAATGTTCATTGGGAAAGGAGTTGTTGAGAATCTTACGACACAAACCCAACTGAATGTTGATGATTATTACGGATGGGCAAAGGCTACTGCAGAAAGACTATACACCTATAACGGCAGACTTCAAGCTATCGGATTGTTGCGCTATCCATTTGAAGGTTTCTCGAATTTTACAGGAAGAGACTTGACGGATGATGAGCATTACTATATGTACACCCATATCGTAACAAATACTTCTGATACTTGGGCGATGAATATCGCTTCTGTGAATAAGTCGTTCCTGCGTGGATGGATTTATTATCCAGACCCAAACGCTACCGAAATCATTCTTTATTCTGGTGGCAAATGCCTGAGAATCCCATTGGTTGTGCATCCAATGCTGAATGGCGCCTATTCGTTCACCAATCTTCCGTCTGCTGAAGGGGATGCAGAGTTTGAAAACAAGACCGAAGATGAAATAATCGAACTTGTCAAGAATCTCAATAAGCCAGAATATCTTGATTCCCAGATTTTCACTTCCGTAGTGAACAATCCGTTTGTATTTGAGGCATCGGGCGATAACACCGTGGGTACTGGTAAGATTCTTGGTATCGTGGCTAATACAGAGGCGGTAAGTCAGGGACAGTTCGGTCAATATCCTCTGCTCGTCTTTACCGATGAAGGCATCTATGCCATGAGCGTGAATGCAGAGGGACTTTACTCCAGCATACACCCTATATCCAGAGAGGTTTGCAACAATGCTGATTCCATCACCCCTACCGACAAGGTGGTTTACTTCACGTCAGAAAAGGGATTGATGGCAACCTCGGGCGGCGAGGCGATTTGCGTATCGGGGCAGTTGAGCGGTGGAAAGAACAGAGGACTGCCAAGCGACTTCCTGCCTTTCAAGACTTTCTTGGAGAACTGCCTGATAGCCTATGACTACAAGGCTTCGCTGCTGAGAATATTCAACAAGAAGACCAGCTATCACTATGTATATAATATGGTGGATAAGATTTTCTCTATCTCCCACAACTATACCAGTAGCAAGATTTTCTGTAGAACGGTAGCCAACAACTATCCAGACAACCTTATTCAGTTTGATGATAGTACCGTTTACTCCCTTACCAACATTCCATTGGCAGAGGATGATGCCAACGACTATGACTGCGTAATGACTACCCGACCTTTGAAACTGGGCGGCTCTACAATTCTGAAATCATTGAGAGGCTTGAAGCATCTTTTCGATTCAGATGCCGGCACGGTAAGTGTAACAGTCTATGGCTCCAACAACGGCAAGGACTGGGTTGCGCTGAAGAGCCTCTTCGGTAAGCCGTGGAAATACTTCAAGCTGGAGTATTCTTTCAAGAACTTCAAGGCAAGCGATTCCTTTGCCGGGTCCATCATAGAGACCCAGAGCAGAAGGGAAGACAAGATAAGATAATTCCTTCCATAAGTTTGATAACATCAAGAAGGCGGCTACTCGTGATGAGCAGTCGCCTTCGACATTAAAACACTAACAAACTTATGCTGAACGTTTCCGTTCTATGTAGATTATGAAACATTCCATCAAATAACCTATGATGAAGCAATAAAGGTGGAGGCATCCGTTAACGTTGTCCAACAGCATCGTGAAGAGGATGAAGGGTCCAGCCTTTATGATTGCATCTTTCCATCGTCCTGTCCTGCCCCACATCACACCGAAGACGGCGAAGAGGAACCCAGACAAACCCATCGTTGGTTCGGTAACGAACATCGGCAGATAACTGGCTGCTACGGCTACCACAAAAGCCTTGACAGGCGAAATTCTGCCCTTGATCTGCCAGAGTACCAGCAGATTGATGACAAGATGAAATCCATTGACGTGGAAGAAACTGTATAGTAGATGATTCTCCCATGGGCATCCGTGATAGAAACCTATATGCCAAGTGCAAAGAACGATGCAGATGAGCGAAAGAAACGCCTTCAATCTGAAACTATTCATGCTTACCATCCCTGTAACCTTTCCCATATCGCTTGCAATTATAGAAAATATCCTCTGCAGAACGAGGAGACAGGAAGAATTCGGGGGCTGGCTCTCCTACCAGAAACTGGCAGATGAAATGGAGCGACTGCCCGATAAACTCCTTCTTCTGAGATACTGCGTTCAATCTATCGAACAGAGAATAGTACATTCTCCTTCTCGGTTCCGTCATGGCATCCACCTCGGAGAAATCGCCTACCACCATCTTTCTGAGCTTCTCGAATGCCTGTTTGGGATTCACGTAATATCTCGGTGCGGGATGAGATACTATCTTCGCCCACGCCTCCTTTGCGGTGTGGCAGGTTGGTGCTACCTCACGATAAGTCTTCATCAGGTCTTCCCGTTGCTTTTCCGTCAAGCTATAATTGGTTTTCGTCATACGCTTTACTCGTTAAATCGTACTGCAAAGGTACAAATAATCTAGAATACGTCCAAATAAATAATATATTTTAATATTTTGCTCACTTTTTATGGTTTTGTGCAGAAATCTTTTTAACTTTGCACCGACTGAAACATTTAGCTACCGTTTTCTAAGAAACAGCAACTGAATCAACTGAATTTACTTAAAAATGAAACAAGATGAAAAAGAGTATTGACAACGCTCTCTCGGAAGAGGAGCAAAGGATGGTTCTGCAAGGTTTGCTGAGCCGTAAGATTTGGAGATTCTATGAACTCCTGGCAAAATGGGCACCGATACCACTGATGTTGTGGCATTGGTATGGTGTATGGGACTATGGGCATTGTCCTAGACCTACCATACTTGATACGAATGATAACGGAAACTGCATCATCTGGATTTACTTCCTGGCATACATTTATATGCCACTCTGCATGCTACCGGTGAGTTTCTTCTTCAGATACTGCTGGATATTCCGTATTCCTTTCCTTTATTTTTTCGGTATCAACGCTATCAGATTGTATTATCAGCACTGGCTCATCACTCCTGAGCAGTTGGAGATGCACCATGTATTTATCATTTTTACATTAATATTATATGCCTATGGATTTATCAAGATCGCTATCACACGTAGCAAATGCCGCATTCCAGATGTTTCAGAATGGAGAATGCGGATTTTCGGAAGAAGAAGAGAGAATCGTACAGAGAAACCTTCTGTACTGGATGGAAAGAAGACATCACTTTGATGAGAAGCTGGGAAGAGCCTGCATCGCCAACATCTACTATTTCAAAGATGATGTGACCAAGGAGTACGCCCCATTCTTCGATTACAAGGAAATGAAGGAGGAGTACGACAAGCAGGCTTGGATGATTCCCGACTACACGATGTGGGATTTTGCCGTGACCATGAATAAGATGTTTGCAGAAAACATTGATGTGATTGGCAAATGGTCGAGAAGCAAGGAGACCCTGAAGAAGAGAATCTCCGAACTATCAGTGAGTTTCCTCTGCGACGAGTCAACCAATCACCCCACCGATAAAATTTGGTGGTACATGAACAGTTAGACGGAAACACGGAAAAAGCTATCTGAAAACCCCTTATCTTTGCGCCATTAATCAATATTAATGGTATATATGACAGAGATTATTCATACATTTTTGCAAGAGCACCTGTACAGATCGGCATTGGTTATTGCCATCTGCATGGGTGCTCTTATCATTTCTATGGGCGTGGACCTGTTCTTTGGCATCAAGAAAGCGAAGGAGAACGGACTGGCTACGACAAGTACAGGATTCAAGAAGACTTGCGACAAGGCGAGGAAATACTTCTCTCCCTTCATGGTGACGGTCTGTATAGACCTGATAGCCTGTACGGTTCTCCCCTTCCCTGTCTTCTCTATGATATGGGCAGGCTATTGCGTGTTCTGTGAATTTGTAAGCGTAAGAGAGAAGAGCTGGCAGAAGGCAGAGATACGGAAGCAGGAGAAAACGGTAAGCATTCTTCTGGAGAACAAAGAGGACCTTGCTAGGGCTTTTGCCGAGATTATGAAGGAACTGGAAAAGGAGAAGGAGGGCAAAGTATGAGACTGATTGAGAGAATTTTCGTTCACTGTACTGCCTCTTCTCAGGAATGGGGCGTGAAGGAGCTTTGGGATGAGTTCAAGCACAAGGGCTGGAAGAACCCCGGCTATCATTATGTGATTACCAAGGATGGTGCCATTCATCAGATGTTACCGGTAGAAATGGTTAGCAACGGTGTGAAGGGATATAATTCTACTTCCATCAATATTGCCTATGTAGGCGGTATCGACTCGAAGGGAAAGGCTGTAGATAACAGAACCAAGGAGCAGAAGGATGCACTGGTTACCCTGCTTAAAACGCTGAAGAAGAAATATCCGAATGCGGCGATTATGGGGCATCGTGATATTTGGGGTGCAGACAAGTCGAAGTGGAAGAAGATGTGCCCTTGTTTTAATGCGAAAGAGGAATATAAAAATCTATAGCGTATGAAGTGGTATAACATAAGATTTTGGAAATGGGCTTGCATCGGTTTGGTGGTTGGAGTTATCCTGCTGGTATTCACTGGCTGCAAGACAAAGGAGTATGTGAAGGTTCCCGAGTATCATACTGAGTATATTGTGAGAAGTGATACTATCGCAAAAATGGATAGTGTGTATGTGAAGGATTCGGTGTATGTGTATCAGAAGGGTGATACCGTAGTGATAAGCAAGATTGCCTATCGGGACCGATACCGCAATATATATAAGGTGAAGCTTGATACCATCATCAAGCGTGATTCAGTTTCCGTGCCAGTACCAGTTGAGCGGCAGCTTACCAAGAGTGAGCAGAGATTAATGACACTGGGAAGATGCTATATCGGATTTCTTTTTCTGTTGGCAGTATGTGCCATCGGCTTTGCCTTCTGGTATCACAATAAAAAGTGCTAGCTTATGGGAAAGATTAGCGAAGAACTCCAAATGATAGACTCGCTCCTGATGGAATTTCATGAGCGGATTCAGTCGGGGCGATGCCTTACCAATAAGCTTCAGAACAAAATGATGCTGAATTTCCTGCATCAGATTGCCAACAAGGATGAGCCGATCAGTAAAGCTGAGGCTTGCGGTTATGTCCAAGTTTCCAGGGCTACCTTTGACCGGCTGGTGAAAGAAGGCAGGCTCCCTAAGGGACGGAAGCGCAAGGGCTGGACCGAACTTGTTTGGTATGAAAAGGATTTGGATAAGTTCATAGATAAGTTGATTTAGGTATAATTTTAGGTTTTTGTTTTTATAGGTTAGACGTTTGTTTATTTAGCTAAAAATCCCCACCCGGCTGTGAAGCTAGGTGGGGATTGATTGTTTTACTCGCCAAGAATATCCTTGATTTTCTTTTCGATGAACTCATCAGAAGTGCATTCCTTTATTAAGGCTTTAATGTCTGGTAATTCTGCATCAACACCCTCTTCTTGCGTTTTAGATGCAAGAATCTCCATTATCCATTTCGCCCAATTACCTTTAGCAAGGTCTATAAAAGAATCCTTTTGGATTTCATAGGCTTTCTTTAACTCTCCGTTATCACGGAAATATCTGAGCACTTCCGTCAATGCCAAGACAAAGTTCTTGTCTTGAATCGAGCTATTCTTTGCCTCTTCCAGTTTAAGCATTAGGAAGAGTAATGATGAATGTAAATCTGTTTTGTTCATAATTAACCCTTTCTTCTACGATTCTTGATATGTAATGCTAAAGCGCAAAACGACAACAATAGCACTAAAAATTGTCCTGCTTCCATATTACTTTTCCTCCATTATTTCTTTCTTGTTAAACTTATCGCCTTGGTGATGCGGTGATCGAATGGTAAGGCATTCCGACACATCTTTCTTTTATCGTAAGATGCCCATGCAAGCAACCACTTAACATTATACCCTTTCTTTTTGTACTTCTCTTCTAAATCGAGGAAAGTACATTTATGCTTCATTATCTTCTTTGCTAATCTAACCTTCATACGCTATTTCT